GGGCGCCGCGGCACGATCGGGGTCAGATGCCGGCCTTGCGGGCGATCATGGCCTTGAGGCTGCCCATGTCGCGCTGCACCGGTACGTAGCCCGGATCATCGAGGCCGAGGGCTTCACGGGCCGTCGGAGCCTTGCGCGTTGCCTTCACCGTGAACGGGACCTTGGACATTTCCGCGTGCTTGATGAGGTCCGTGCCGTACTGCGGGAGTTCCCGGGCCCGGTCGATGAGCCAGCTAAGGGGACGACCACCTGCCAGCAGCTCCTCGGCTGCCGCAAGGATGCTCTGCCGTGTCCCGTTGACTGCCTTCGCACCCCGGGCCTCTTCGTAGGCGGCGAGCACCTGGACAGCATCGTCACCGGCTTCGGTCTGCTCCGGAGCGTCGTTGTCCTTGGCTGCTGGCTCTTCTCTCTCTTCTCCAGTCTCGCTGCCAGCAGTAGCGGCAGGCTCCGTGCTGCCTGACTCGACGTCATCAGAGAGAGAAGAAGAAGTCTTCTTCCTATAAAGAGCCCCGCCGTCACCGGGGGTCGGTCCACCGGGGGTCGGTCCACCGACCCCCGCTTGAGGGGGTGTCGGTCGAGGTCCCGAGTTTTCAGGGTCCTGATCCTCGGCGGGGTTTGCGGAACCAGCGTTTTCCCTGGTGGGACCGACACCCCCCTTTGGGGGGGTCGGTCGAGAAGGCGGCACCTTGAGCGTGCCCTTCCGGGGATCGAGGTGCTCTGGCTCGACCCGGAGAGCCTTCACGTTCCCGGCGCGGTAGATCTCCTGCACCATCTCGGCGACTTCCTCCGCCGTGAAGGCGAGGGAGTCGACGCTGAACGTGGTGTACCAAGACCCGCCCCGCTTGATCTCTTCGGTCCCGTCGTCGTACGAGATCGTTTCGCTCTTGGCTCGCTGGATCTTGAACTTCACAACGAAGGCGTCGTTCACCAAGATTCGCATGGCCTTGGTGAGAGACTTCTCGCCTTCGTCGTAGTCCTGGGCCATCGTCTCCACGGTGACGTCGTCGCCGTCCTTGGCGCGGATGAGCCGGGTAAGGACCCCGACTGCGAGGAGAGACGAGATGGTGTCGATGGCCTTGTTGTCGACCGCAGCGAACCGCGCAGGCCGAGACGGGCGCTTCCTCACGCGGACACCTCCGCCGTGCGGGGGATCACAGAGATGCTGCGAGGGGCGCTATCGAGTAGCACGCGTAGTGCGGGTACAGTCATCGGCGAGCCTGGCTTTCTTCAGGGTGGGCTTACTGGCAGCGAGGTCGCTCTCGCTGTTGTGCTTCGAATGGCCGGCTGAGCTGCTAACTCGCCGGCCATTCGCATGTCCAGGACCTTCTCGAGCCCCGGCCTGTTGCCGTAAACGGGTCATGATGTCTTCCTCGGTGGGCGCGGCTTCCTGTCTGGACCTCGACCGCGGGGCGGGTTCTCCCGGAAGAACTCCAGGAACGGCTCGGTGGCCATCGTTCGGGCGTTGCTGATCTGGCTGTACTCGTACTCCCTGTCGCCGCCGGGGTCGCAGAAGGGCCAGTTTTCCCTGGTTCGGGCGACGTGCCGGACTGACGCGGCGGTGGCGTAGGGATCGATCCCGAGGTCGCGGAGGAGCTGTGCTCCCTTCGCGAATGTCACCTCTTCGGGCACCTTGATGTTGCTTCCAGTCATCGTGCGATCACCGCCGACGCCGGACTTTTAACGTGTCTCGTCAAAGACGCTAGGCTCACAGAGACGGCCTTCCTCTCGCAGGGACGTTCGTCTAGCCGGCGCTGGCTGCGATCCACTCGTGGCGCCGGTCAAACAGGGCGGTCGGCCGGTCTCCACACCGGTCGGCCGTTCATAGTTTCAGCGGCCTCCCTCCATAGCGTCGCCGTCCTTGATCTCCAGCGAGATTGACGTCCGGATCGGGGCAGTAGTCACGGTCGCGTAGGCGACGCTCCCGTCTTCCCTGACGCCTCGCGACACGATGCGCAGGCACGGAGTCCCGTCGGGCAGCGTCAGGGCCGCCGCAGAGTTCCCTATGGCTGGTGCCGTGCTGATGTCATAAAGAACCCGCTCAACTCCCATACCGAGCCACTTCGCGAGGCTCATCCCCTCCGGCGGGGCGATGTCCTCAGGGCTCATCATCGGCGGGAGGCCAGTCCACCCCTCGGGGGTGAGCGTGGCCATGTCGACGGTCACCAGAGTCCGCTTGTGCTGACAAGGTGCTTCGTCCGCGTCGAACCGAGTCCGGGTGCGCTCAACGACCTGAGTGCCCGCCGGAATGCCGGTATCGCTGTCGGCTTCCGTCGTTACAACCTGACTCACGGAAGCCGGGCTCTCCTTCGCCCCCTCGCCGTTGTCCTTCGCCCAGGCCGTAGTTCCTGTCGGAACCTTCCTGTTGGCGGAGCGATAGGTGCCCAGCTTGATCCTGCGCGGCTTGCCCGTAATGACCTTCGCGCGAGATCCACGCTGCACCTGGACCATGCCCATGCCGGCCATCACGGTGAGAGCCGCGGCGACCGTCTGCTGAGTGGTGCCATGCGTCTCCGCCAGTGCGCGAGTGGATGGGAGGAACTCCCCGTACTTGTACGCGCCCTGGTCGATTGCGTCCGTGAGCGCCCTGATGATCTCGGCCTGAGTCATTTGACCTCCTTTCGTGGATGGACCCTGTCAACTTCAGACTATCTTCCGGCATACCTCCTTGACACGTCAAGGAGGTTGCGAGTTAATGGGTATGTGTTCAGGGCCACCTGAACGCAAAGAGACCCCGAGCGATGTGGTGCGGACACACCACGGCTCAGGGCCTCTCAGACCAGTCCTACCTGCGTTACCAGGAGGTCCGATCCGTATGAGCAAGGGTCTCACAACCCCCGACGTCCGGTCCCGCGCCCCGCGTTCGGCGCGCCCGGTGGTCCCGATCCGCACCACGGCCGAGGCGCTGCGACTTGAGCACGCCGTCGCGTTCGCCGGCCTCGTCCAGGCCGCCATGGCCGCCGCCCCGACCGGGAGCCTCGGCGACCCGGCCGCGGTCCACGCCATCACCGACCCCGACACCGGGAACCTGATCGGCGGCGGGCAGCTCCCCGACCACGTCGTCCGCACCCTGACCGCCGTGTACCGCGAGGCCACGAACCGGCTCACCGGCGACGACGACCTGACGGCGCTGATGGACGCGGTCGCCGAGCCGCGCCCGCAGCTCCTTGCCCTCGCCGGCGGTGCGCGATGAGCATCGCCCTCGCCGTCATCGGCCTCCTGCTCATCGCCGCCGGCCTGATCACCACCGGCCGCATCCCGCGCCACAAGTCCACGGGCCTCGTCGCCATCGGCGTCGCGTTCCAGCTGGCCTACAACATCGCCACCCACAACCAGTTCTGGTCCGGCGTCGCCACGACTGGCCTGGTTCTCCTGGTCCCGGCGACCGTCAGCTACTACCGCAAGGACCGCAAGACGGGCGGTGTCCGATGAGCAACACGCAGGCCGCCTGGCCGGAGGGCGTCATCGCCCGCTACATCACCGTCGCCGGGGTGGCTATCGCTGACCCGGAGCTGGCGGTAGAGATCACCTACACCAGCCACAGCGGATGGCTCACCGCAACCTGCCGCGGATGCGAGCAGGACGAAGACACCGAGACCCACGGACGCCTCGATGACCCGCCGGAGCTCGAGGCCGAGCGTGTCGAGGAGGCGCTGCCCGCGGCCCGCACCTGGGCCCAGTCCCACGCCGAGAAGTGCCGCGCCATGCCCCGCCCGGACGGTGCCCGATGAGCGAGATCTACAACCAGCTCGGCGACGCCGCATCCATCATCCTCATCGGCCTCGCCCTCATCCTCCGCGACGACTTCAAGCCCCTGGCCTGGAGCGTCGGAATCCCCGGAGCCCTCTACACCCTCCGCTGGATCGCCCTCGACAACACCGCCAACGCGATCACCGCAGCTTTCCTCACCTCGGCCGCGGTCACCGTCGCCGTCTGGGCCGGCTACGAGCCGAAGACGGAGGCCGCCCGATGAACGCCGCCGCCCAGCCCGAGCCGGTCGAACCGCAGCTCGCGAACGCCGTCAACGCCATCTTCGTCGACTACGAGATCGCCAACCTCGGCCGCTGGGAGCCCGACGTCATGGACGTCGTCCGCTCCGCCTACCAGCCCCACGCCCTCTACACCCTCGCCCACGAGCTCGGCGTCACCGACGACGGAGGCGACCTGTGATGGCCACCTTCACCGCCGCCCCGGTCAGCGACGAGATGCGAGACCAGGCCGCAGCCCTCTCCAGCACCCTCGCCCCGATCGCGAAGATCGTCGAGGGGTACATGGAGCTGGCCACCGGCACCTGGACCGCCGACCAGACCTCCTTCATCTTCGCTGTCCTCGGAGGGTTCGGAGTCGGCGGCGACCCCGACGTCGAGCACCTCAAGGCCCTCGTCGTCCAGCACATCGGCGACCCCGCCACCAACCCCGGCCTGCGGGAGCTCACCCCGCGCCGCGCCCACGCCATCCGGTCCCTCACCCGCCAGTACGCCGCCTACGACGCCGACTTCGCCCCGCGCGGCCTCCTCGCCGAGGCCGCCGGCGCAGCAGACATCGACTGCCCCCACCCGAGCGACGACCGCTAGCCACCCCTCCCGTGGGGCCCGGTCGAGCCGACAGGCCGGGCCCCACCCCTCGACCCGCATAGGAGCAGCCCGATGAACAAGAAGCTCGCCGCCGCCATCGAACGCGACAACCAGCGCGAAGACGCCGGAATGCACGCCGACGACCGGCAGACCTGCTACCAGCACCAGACCTGGGCCAGCGACTGCGAGGGCACCCACCGCACCCCGACCGCGGGCCAGCTTCTCGCCGAGCACAACGAGCTCCAGCGCCGCCGTACCTGACCGCCCGCACCCGCCCGCAACGACCGAAAGGACCACCGCTCATGGCCACCACCACCCAGCCCCTGACCTTCCAGCAGATCATCGCCCGCCACACCCCGACCCTGTCCGCCGCCGCCTACACCAACCTCGGCCCCCTCACCCCCACCTCCTTCATCCAGCAGCTCGAAGAGGCATACGAAGCCTTCTCCACCGGAAGCACCCTGCACCGCGAGGGCACTGCCTTCGAAGCCGCCCTGACACACCTGACCGACGCCATCGAGCTGGACGACAGCGACCCGGACAAGGGCGTTCTGCTCCGCAACGCCGACCGGCACCTCAGCCAGGTCGACCCCAGCGACTTCTGACCACCCGCCCCGCGGGGCCCGGCAGCCGACACCGGGCCCCGCACCCCAACCACCCGAAAGGAACCGATCCGATGTTCGCCAAGCGCTCCGCCAAGAAGAAGACCCAACGCCGTCACCGGGCGCTTCTGAACCTCGCCAACGGACTCCTCCGCGAGGCGTTCCTCCGCCGCCACACCTCCGCCGACGTCACCGCCCAGGACCTCGTCTCCCACGCCTTCGGCCACCAGATCGACATCGACCTCGGCGAAGCGCAGAAGTTCCTCGACGCCGCCCGCGTCTCCCGCGGCGAAACCGCCACCCAGGCCACCGCCTGACCCCCGCCCCGGGGCAACCCGAAACCGGAGAACACCGTGAACCCCCGCCGCACCCCCAAACTCCCCTCCCCCCTCCTCATCCCCGCCATCACCCTCTCCACCGCCAGCCTCGCTTGGACCACCTGGTCCCTCGTCGACCTCCTCGGCGCAGGCCCCGTCGGCCTCACCGTCGCAGCCGGCTCCGACATCATCTGGGGCTCCGTCATCGTCGCCGAAGCCCGCGGCCTCCGCCTCACCCTCGGCAAGCGCAAGGCCAACCTCGTCCCCCTCATCGGCTGGGCCGCACTCCTCGTCGTCGCCGGGTTCCTCGCCTGGCACGGCATCAACAAGAACATCCCCGCCATGGCCGTCGCCGGCCCCTTCCTCCCCATCGGAGCGAAGGGCGTCTGGGCCCTCGCCCTCGCCGACCTGCGCGACCCCGCCGACCTCACCGACACCGACAAGGCGAAGCTCGCCGAACTCCAGCGCAACATGAAGATGGAGAAGGAGAAGCACGGCATCGAGATGGACCGCCGCGAAATGAACGGCGACCTCATCCTCAAGGAAGTCGAAACCGACTACCGCATCGAGACGAAGCGCCAGGACATGGCGCGCGACCTGTTCCGCCGACGCCCCATCGAACTGCCCGCAAGCGAAGCGGCCAGCCAGCCGAGCGAAGAGCCGGACGCGAACAGCGAACGAGTCCTCCGCCTCAGCGAAGCCTCCACACGTGGGAGCGAACGCGAAATCGCCCCCGCCTTCGCAGGCGAACTCCTTCGCGCCGACGATGCGAACGCCGCAGCTCAGACCACCTCTTCGCGCGAAGCGTTCGGGTTCGCCGCCGCCCTCCAGGGCGAAACGCGCCGCGAAATCGCACCCACCCGCAAGTCCCGCGCTTCGCACCCCGCACAGGCGAACGCGAAGAACAAGACGAAGCCTTCGCCCTCCCAGGAAGCGAAGGCGAACAACCGCGAAGCGGCCCTCGCCACCTACCGCGAAAGCGTCGCGAACGGCAAGCCGCTCACCGGAGCCGAACTCGGCCGCCGCTACGGACACACCCCCCGCTGGGGCCAGCAGCTCATCGCCGAAGCGAAGAACACCTGACACACGAAAGGACCGCCCCGACGCAACCGGGGCGGTCCACCCCGAACCTATCGCCCCAGACCGAACCCGAAGGAGAACGCCATGACCACGACTGCCCAGCCCCTGAGCACCGACCAGCTGATCGAGGCCCTGCACGGCAACCTCGCCAAGCTCGCCGACGCCGACGAGCGCATCACCCCCTTCACCGTCATCGAGTTCCAGCGCAGCACCGGCCTCCCCACCGCCGGCTACACCAGCGCCTACAACGCCCTCCACGCCCTGCACTCCAGCGGACTCCTCCACGAAACCCACCGCCCCGCCGTCTACACCCTCCGCCCCGACCTCCCCACCAGCGGAAACGGCCACGTCTGGCTCCGCATCAACAACCGCGTCGGCGCCCCCGTAGAAGTCATCGGCACGCAGCCCCGCCCCGCCGACAGCCGCGACGCCGCCGAGGTGTACGTCCGCTGGACCTGCCACGGCTGCCCGAAGGGCCACGTCTCTGCCCTGTTCGTCAACGCCACGACGCACGTCGAGGAACACGCCAGCAAGTGCTACGGCCAGGCCCTCAACACCTGACCTGAACTCAGCAGATGAAGAGCAAGGCCAGCAGGACCATCCCAACCACCCAGCCGGAACCCGTTGAAAGGAAGTGCAGGAGGTGAGCGCAGAGACGATTAACCCGGTTGCGTCTGGCTTCTCCATCCCGCCTCAGGACGCCACTGTGAGTGACATCGGCGGCGGCGGGGCGGGGCGGGGCGGAAGCGAAAACCCCGCACAAGGGCCCCTCGTGGTCGTTCAGCAGCCCCGGAGCGCCGCCCCGCCCCGCCCCGCCCCGCGTCGATCCCAGGGCAACACGGACAACTCACTGCGAAACGGATACGCCGCGATCTCACACAGCGTGAGCGGCGAAACAGCAGCAATCGGCCTCGGATTCCTCATCGCGGGACCCGTCGGCGCCATCGTCGGCGGGGCCACACTGCCCGTCCTCGCCGCCGCCTCCCTGTGGCGTGCACGCCGCCGCGAGCACGACGAGAACGCCAACAGCGGGACCAACGGGACCGGCGGGAACGGCGGCGCCGACAGGTCGAGCTCGGGCCGCGACCGCTCAGGATCGGGATCGGGATCGGGCGGTGGTCGTGGGAACGGCGGCGGTCGGCACCGCTCACCCAACGCCTCGGGCGGCAGTGGCCGGCACAAGACGCCGAAGGGCCCGGGGACCGGCAACGGGAACGGGACGGGCCTCGGAAGCGGCGGCAAGGACCGGAAGCCGAAGGTGAAGGACCCGGTCGCCGACAAGCTCGCGAAGGCCAGGAAGGACCTCGCGGACAAGTTCAAGAACCGCGACAAGGACCCCAAGGGCACCAAGGACAAGGGTCCGAAGAACGGCAAGCGCGACGGCGAGCAGGCTGGCGGCACCGACCCGAAGGGCAAGGACGGCAGCAGGAAAGACAAGGCCGACAAGGCGAAGAAGGACGCGAGCGCAGGCGACCCGTGGGCGAGCTCACCCGACGGCCTCGACCCGAAGAAGCCGAAGGACAAGAAGGACCGCAGGCGCAAGGATCGGAAGGGCAGGGACGACGACGCCTCAAGCTCGACGGCGCGCGACGGCCTCGACCCGAAAGACCCGAAGGGCCCCAAGGACGGCGGCGGCGATGACCTTCCGCCGAGGCCGGATTACGACCCGGACGAGTACATCGACGCCGAGCTCGTCGACGACGACCTGCCCCCGAAGCCGGACGGCGCACCCGGCGAGGTCATCGACGCCGAGGCGATCGACGAGGACCGGATCGCCCTCGTCAAGGCCAAGCGCGAGAGGGATCGCCGCCGTGAAGCGATCGCTGCCGGCAGGAAGGCCGAGAAGGAAGCAGCCCGCGACGGCAACCTCGGCGACCCCCGAACGGTGAAGCTCGAAGTGATCCGTGAAGAGACCGAGAAGGTCGACCTCGAGCTGCACCGCGTAGACCAACTGCTCGCCCTCGCGGCGGGGACCGAACAGCGAAGGAGCACCCCCGTGACCTACCCCGTAGCCACGACCCAGCCCGCGGGAACCCGCACGGCCGGCGTCGCGGTCGCCCGACAGGTCGACGTGCGCGGCTCGACCGCCTACCGCCTGCTCGTTGCCATGGCGGAACAGCTCGCGAACGGTCTGCACAACGACCAGGACGCCGACATGGCGGACCGCGTCGTCGAGCTCGCCGGCATCCCCAACATGTGCCGGAACCTGTCGCAGGCTGTACGCGAGGCTGCCTCAGCCCTCGCGAAGACGGCGCCGCTTCACCCCTCGGTCGTCAAGCATCTGAACAACGCAGCGGTGTCGGCTCTGACCGCAGCACGCATGGCGGACACGATCATCACGGTGTTCGTCCAGGCACACCGCGAGGACATCTACCGCGTGATGGAGCCCCGCGTCGGCGAGGAACGCTGGAATATTCGCAACGCCTCCGGAACCCTCGATGCCGCCAAGCTCCGCGCTGCGATCCTGTCCGCGGGCCAGCAGCGCCTTGCCCTACCCGGCGGCAGCTCGACGATCAGCTCGACCAGCAGCGGCTCGGGCAAGCTCGTCCCGGCCTCCGACGGCAGCACCAAGAAGCTCATCAGCCTGATGAAGGGCTTCGACCGCGGACACATGGTCATCTGCCTGTCCGAGGTCGCCGGAGCGGCTGGCGGCGTCGACGTCGTCGCCGACTCGGTCACGAAGCTGTACCGCCGCATGGCCAATACCTGGCCGACCGAGGACGTGGTCGACGACACCGTGCGCGCGACCGCCTCCAAGGTCAAGGCGATCGCTGACGAGTTGCGGAAGGCCGTCAAGGCAGCGGAACGAGCCCACCAGCGCGAATTGAAGCTCAACGCGAAGCCCCGCAAGGGAGCCCACGCCGAAAAGGCGTGGGACGTCGTCCGCGGCCGCAAGGGCTAGGACACAAGAGAGGAGATGAAGACCGTGACCACCACAAGCATTCCCGCAGGGCTCGAGACGCCGACCGACAAGCCCAAGCGCTGGGACTTCAGCCGCGACGCCGTCACCCCCGGACGCCTCACCGCATGGGGCGCCGAACTCGCCTGCGCAAGCGCCCTCGTCGCCCCCCTCGCCGACATTCCCTGGGAAGCTGGCGCCACCGCCGGAGTCCTCTGCACAGGCGCGGCCGTCCTGTACGAGAAGGCCCGCGGGTCCTGGCGGCGCGTAATGGCGGCACGCGCCTCGTCGTGGCTGGCCACTACCGGATGGCTGTCGTACGCGCTCGCCACCCGCCCGACCCTGACGACCATGGTGATCGGCGTCTCCGTGTGGGGGGCCGGCGCCGCCGTGAACATCGGCATGGACAAGTGGGGCGAGACGACCCGCGAGGCAGAGAAGGAACTCGACCGCCGCCTCGCGCAGGGCGAAGAGATCGCGAAGGCCCAGCAGGGCTGGGCGAAGCTCCTGTACGACATCTGCGGAATCGAAGGCGCCGTCGCCGACCCGATCATCGACCGCTGGCCCTCCGGCGCCGGCGAGACCGTGAAGATCACACTCCCGGCGCACATGAACATCGACGCCCTGCGCGGATACGAGGCCGAGCTGGCCGGCGCACTGCACCTGCCCAAGGGGGGCGGCGTCTCCTTCTCGGCCGGCGGCCCCGAGGTGCCCCGTAACGTCGTCTTCATCGCCATCACGCGGAAGAACATGATGTCGGGCGCGATCCCGTACCCGAAGCTCACCCCGACAACGATCAACAAGCCCGTCGGGTTCGGCGTCATCGGCAACGGCACCGAGGCCGCCCTGAACCTGAAGGACGAGGGGGTCATCGCGATCGGCGCGCAGGGGTCCGGTAAGACGGCCCTGATGAAGACCCTCGGCCTGGGGCTGATCCGCTGCATCGACGGCATCGTGTGGGACATGGACACCTCGGCGAAGATGTCCGCCGTCTTCATCAATCCCTACCTCCGCTACGGCATCGGCGTACCCCTCATCGACTGGCCCGCCACCAACGAGGACGAGTGCCGCCTCATGGTGCAGGCCGCCCGCAACATCATCGCCGCCCGGAAGACCGAGTACGCCGACCTCCTCGAGGACGAGGACATCGACAACCTCCCGGCACGCCCCGAAATCCCCGCGATCCACATCCGCGTAGACGAGACGAAGTCGATGCCCGACGACGTCCTCGAAGGAATCGACTTCATCATCGAGGAAGGCCGCTCGGTCAACGTCCGCGTGTCCAACACGGGCCTGCGCGCCACCCGCGAATACATCACCTCAGCCATGGACGAGCTCACCCCCGGCCGCATCGGACTGCGCACCAACAACGCCAGCGAGCTCGCCATGCTGTTCCCCGGGTTCGGCGCCCCCGACATGGCGATCTTCACCGACCCCGGAACCGTGGTCTACATGAGCGCCACAAAGGGCCCGTTCCAGCCCGCCCCCGCGAAGGCCTACGCCACCATGGCCGAACCCTTCACCGAGGGCAGCACCGACTATGAGCGGATGCAGACGCTGTTCATGGACGCCGCCCGCCAGCTCTCCAGCATCCGGCCCGACCTCGACGAGGTATCGGCGCGCGCCGCCGGCCTCGCCTACGGGCAGCGCTGGGCCCGATGCATCCCCAACCTCCGCGGCGACGCCTACGGCAACGTTGGCCCCGACCGTATGCACGAATCGGTATGGGAGCTCTACCGGTCATGGCCCACACCCGCTTCGTACGACGTGCTGCTCGGCCGCGCCATCGACGAAGACGGCGGCACCATCACCGCACAGGGGGCTTCCATGGCGATCCCGCGACTCACCGAGACCATGCTCGACGAAGACGAGCTCGAGCGGGCCGCAGCGCAGGACGCGGCTATCGAACTCGCCAAGACGCGCGTCTCGCCGAAGTCGAACGACGCCCTCGCCGTCGAGCTGTTCGCGAGTCTCGGCCGACCGGCGAAGCCCGGCGAGGTGTACCCGCTGATGGTGAAGGCCGGCTACGAAAAGTCGGGGCGCACCTTCCGTGACCTGTGCGCGAAACTCGCACTACAGGACAAGCTCAGCAACGGGCATGATGGAACCTACGCGGCAAACGGATGCGGTGAGGTTACCCATGTCGGACGAGTTCCCGGACCTGAAGATGACGCCCATGGAAGCGGCGATGCTCCACGTGAGTGAGCTGATCGCAGCCTTGAAGAAGGCCGGCCTCAGCGAAAACTCCGCCGTGCGCTTCGCGGCGATCTACTTCAACGAGCAGTCGAGCTCCGTCGACGAGTCGGACGACGACTGAACCACCACACGACCAGAAAGCCCCCGGGTCGTACCCGGGGGCTTTTTGTATCCGCCACCACCGCCCGCCGCCGCACCCACGGAGACCCCATGACCGCCCCCGACCAGACCCGATCCCTCACCGCCGACTCCTTCGCCCCCGGCGGCTACGACGGGCCCCCGCTCCCCGACCCCCTCCCGCCCACCCACGGCGAACCCGTCCTCGACCCCATCACCGGCCAACGCGAACCCATCCGCTACGTCCCCGCCGGCAACCAGATGATCCCCATGACCGCCGCGCAGATCGCCGACCTCGTCCGCCTCCACCAGCCCACCACCCCCACCCCGACCCCGAAACGCGGCATGGACCGCACCGCGCAGATCCTCCTCGCCTCCACCCCCGCCTCCGTCGCCGCAGGCTGGGCCACCGGCCACGTCCTCCAGATCGGATCGGGAGCCGGGATCACCACCGGCGGCATCGTCGCTGCCGCCGTCGCCGTCATCGCCTGGAAGCTGCCGTCTATGGGACGCAAGACCACGAACATCACGAACAACATCCACAACACGACCACCGTGAACGCCACGAACAACAGCAAGTGGTTCGGCCGCTCCACCACCAGCACGACCACCAACACCCACAAGTGATCACACGCCCAGCCTCGTAGACTTGCTCGCTCCCCACCGGAAGGACCGCCGCATGCGCCCCCAAGGCCTCATGGAATTCGTCGCCGAAACCCTCGGGAAAGCCCCCGAGGTGCAGCGTGCCGAGGTGTGGCAGGAGGGCACCATCCGCCCCTTCGGCGTCCAGGTCACCTTCGTGACCGGCTCCGAGATGTGGCTCGGCGTAATGGCGCAGGCAGCCCCCGGCGAAAGCTACGACCAGCCCGAGAAGTCCGTCACCGACGCCCCGCCCGCCGAGGTCGCCGTCCCCGAGCTCCTCCAAGGCGGCAAGGTCACTCCCGCGTCGGCGGAGGCCTACATCGCCGCCGTCCTCAACAACAGCGGCTGCCCCGAGATCAAGCGAACCTACGCATACTCCGAGGGCGCCACCCCCACCCGCCCCACCGCCCACCCCGGCGTCGGCATCGAATTCCACTCCAAGGGCCGCGGCTTCCTGCCGTTCATCCACACCGCCCGCCCCGGCCAGGGCAAAGGCAACAGGGCCTTCGACCTGCAAGACGCGTTCTGATCACCGCTGCCGGGTAGCCCAGGGTGTCGCCCCACACGGGGGCGGCACCCTTCGTGCTGGAGGCAGCATGCAGATCGAGGTCCGCTTAGCCAACGCCACATGCCCGACGTGCAACCAGATCGTCGGCAGTCCCCCCGGAACGCCAGTCACCCCGCACCAGAAGCCCGGCGGCAGCCGCGAGCAGTGCCAAGGCGGCATCGGCCAGTAACCGGGGCAATGCACGTCGGACAAACCCCGGATCGTGCCCCACCATCGGAACAGCACGGCCCGGGAACGCGACCCTTAGTGTCCCCGCGCCGAGGAACCGCGCCACCGGGCCGTGCTCACTGACCGTGCGCCCGTCGTTCCCCCAGACCCGGCGCACCGCCCGGCAGGAGTGCACTCTCCCCGGGCCGCGGCCCCGCCCCTGCCAACAGCCAGGCGCGGGGCCGCCCCTCTTTCAGCGGTTCATCCGCAGCCAGGCGATCGCCCGCTGGATCGGAACATTCACCGCCGCCGCATTGCCCCGCGCATTCAGGTTGTCCCAGCCATAGTGGTCCGCCGCCTGCTCACCCGCCCGCAGATCGGAGATCGGCTCCGCGAACCGCGCCTTGTCCTCCGCCGCCAACGCCACCCGCAGATCCCGCGCCGCACCGAGCTTCGCCTCCATGAACGAGGTGCAGTCCTCCGCGGAACAGCCCGGCGCCACCACCTCCTGATACCGGGACCACGCCTCATCCACACCCATAGCCGCCGGCAACGACACCGCGGCCGACGGGCTCGCCGACGCCTTACCCCCGCCACCTCCAGACCCGTCAGAGCAGCCCCCGACCAGCGCCAGTACCGCCGCGGCCGCCACTGTCATCCCCACCACACGCACACGTCCCATACGGCGGAGGATCCCACCGCCACCGAGCACGGGGGAACGGAACGCCCGAAATGCGGGAAGATTCAACCAGGCGCGGGGCCTGCACCATCGACACGACACACAGCGGGAGCCCCGACCGCCATGGCCACCAGCAAACTCAAGCAAGACGAAACCCGGCAACGCCGCACCGCCCTCCTGCGCCTCCGCCGCCAAGGCATCCGCTACGACGACGAACGCATCCTCGTCCTCGGCTACGCCAGCCCCGCCGCCGCACGCCGCGACCTCAACCGCGCCCTCGAAGCCCACCGCGACGAAGAAGCCACCGAAGTCTCCATCTACCGGCAGCAGGAGAACGAACGCCTCGACGCGCTGCTCGAAGCCGCATGGCCCCGCGCCACACAACCCACCCCCGTGTACAGCAAGGACGGCCAAGTAGTCGGCGAGGAACTCGACATGCGTGCCGTCGACACCGTCCTGCGCCTCATGGACCGCCGCGCCAAACTCAACGGCCTCGACATGCCCGTCAAGAGCGAGGTCTCCGGACCCGACGGCGGCGCCATCCCCTTGGGCAACACCCTCGCCGAGCTGAACGCCCTCATCGACAACGCCGGCCAGGACGAGCCAACCGCCGAGGGCCCGGATGGCGACACCGACCACTGACCTCGAGGACGCCGTCCTCGCCGAGTACCGCGCCCTGCCCCGGCAGGAGCGGCGCCGCATCGCCCAAAGCGCCAGCCCCGACCTGCGCCTGCGCCTGGCCCACGTCGAACGCCGCATGGCCCTCGACCGCTCACCCGGGGCCCTGTCCAGCGTGCTCACCGGCGGCAAGGAGATGCAGGCGCCCCACCTGGACATCATCGACCGGATCTACCAGCGCATAGCCGCCGGTGAACGCCTCAAGGTCATGGTGACCATGCCCCCGCGTGCCGGAAAGTCGCGCCGGACCTCCCGCTGGGGGCCCGTCTGGTACCTGCGCCGGCAGCCCGACCACCGCTTCATGCTCGCCTCCTACGCCGCACACCTCGCCGACGACCACGGCCGATGGGTCCGCAACACCATCAGCGAACACGCCCCCACCCTCGGCATCGACTTGCGCTACGGCTCCCAAGCCGCCAACCGATTCGACATCGCCGGCCATGAAGGCGGCATGGTCACCGCAGGCGTCGGAGGGGCCTTGACCGGCCGCGGCGCGCACGTAGCAGCCGTGGACGACCCCTTCAAAGGATCCGAAGACGCCGGATCCCCCACCCAACGCGACAGGGTGTGGGACTGGTGGCAGTCCGTCCTCCTCACCCGCCTCGAGCCCCAAGGCTCCGTCCTGCTCGTGAACACCCGCTGGGACGACGACGACCTCTCCGGGCGCCTCCTGAAGGAAGAGCCCGAAGACTGGATCGTCATCGACCTGCCCGCCCTCGCCCTCACCGACGACGACCCGCTCGGCCGGAAACCAGGCGAAGCCCTCTGGCCCGACCGATACAGCGCCGACGACTACGCCCGCATCCGTAAATCCGTCGGCGAACGCGTGTGGTGGGCCCTCTATCAGCAGCAACCCCGCCCGCTCGAAGGCGGCGTGTGGCAATGGGCTTGGATCACCGCACACCGCGTCAGCCCCGTGGCCTTTCGTGGCGTCGACCTCACGCGCATTGTCGTTGCCATCGACCCCTCCGGCGGAGACAGTGCCACCAACGACGAGTCCGGCATCGTCGCCGCCGGCCGCAGCGCCGCGGGCGAGTACTACGTCCTGGCCGACCGGTCCGGACGACACGGCCCCAACGACCGCGGCCGCGAAGCCTGCCTGCTCGCCCTTGAGCTGGACGCCGACGCGATCGTGGTGGAGACGAACTACGGAGGCGACATGGCCAAGCAGGCCGTCGTCCAGGGCTGGGAGCAGCTTCAGCGCGAGAACCTCACCAACGGCCGCGTGGCGCCACGGATCATCGAAGTCAACGCGAAAAAGGGCAAGCGCCTGAGGGCCGAGCCGATCGCGCAGCTCTATGAGCAGGGCCTCGTCCACCACGTGGGGGAGCTCCCGCAGCTGGAGACGCAGATGGTGACCTGGCTGCCCGGCCTTGACTCCCCGGACCGGATGGATGCGGCTGTGCATGCCCTCACTGAGCTCGCCGACCCGGCCGCAGCAGCCGTTGGCACGTCGTCGTACACCGACAGGCGGCTCTCAGGGCGCCGCTGAGCCGCTACAAGCAGCCTGAAGTGAATCCTTTGGGCAAAACTGGTCCCCGTATTAATGGGCGAATCACGGATGACACTTTCGGTTCCCAGTTACGGACTCGATTACAAACCTCGTGTCTCCCGGGCTACAGTGACGGAGTCGTTCCAACGCAAGAGCCCTTGCATTGAACCGGGAATGAAAAAGCTGAGAGCCCCGCGGTAGCGAGGCCCTCAGCGATATGGAGACGGCGGTCCTGGCCTTGTGGGCTGGTGCCACCGCGGTGCGGACGCCGGTCCGGGCTACCGGGTGCTGAGAACCTGCGCGATGTCGAGCGCCAACTGGATCATCGCGAGATACAGGCTCAGTAGCCCCACCTGGTCCGGCGGTTCGTCCCCGAGCATCTTCACTCCCATTTGTTCAGCCGGGGCCTTGTGCTCCCGGACACGTGTGCCGGGAGCGCTGGGAGTGGAGGGCATCGAGTCGTCCGCTAGGCGTCACTCTAACCCCACGAAAAGGCCCCAGAGGCCATCAATCGTGTGCGCACGGATCGTCCCTGAATGGCCGTCACCCGTACGGATGAACTAATGGGTTGATCCACGCGCAACGGGAACCTTTCGCGCTCGACCACCCTGCCGGGGCAACGTCCACACGATCCGCCCGTACCCTGATCGGTAGGCGCGGGGCCTGACAGTGGACGGAGACCACAAGTGGGCCTGCGCGAGGTCGTCATCCACGCCTGGTCGTGGCTGAACTACAAGCCGATCTACAGCGACCAGCTCGGCATGCCCAACCGCAGGGCCTTCCCCGAGTCCGTCGCAATGTGGGTACCGGCCGAGGACGAGAAGCGCCTCGCCGCCTACAAGCTCCTCGCCGCCTACGACTCCAACCAGGCCGGCGAGATGGCCGCCATCGGCGGCGACCCCGACGCACGCGACCGCCGCGAGTTCGGCGATCCCAGCATGTTCGTCGACACCCTCGTCTCCCACGTCCTGGGCCGCGAACAGCACATCGTCGTCCCCGGGGCTGAAGACGAAGGCGCCGACGACCCCGCCCCGGACTCCGCGATGAAGGCCCGCGTCCAAGACCTCCTGCGGGACTGGGCGGAGGCCGAGCAGCTGCCGATGCGGATGCAGCAGTGCGAACGCAAGGCCGTCGCCTTGGGCGATGGCGTATACCGCCTGGCATGGGACCCCGCCAAGAAGAGGCCGACGATCCGCGTCACCGACCCCGGCTTCTACTTCCCGATCATCGGCGAGGACGACGACGGCGGCGAATTCCCCCGCCGAGTCCACTTCGCGTGGGAGCTGCCCGAGGACCCCAAGCGGGGCCTCAAGCCCCGGATCCGGCGCATCACCTATGAGCTGGACTGGATCCGCCCCGCCACCGCGCCCGGCGTCGACCAAGGAGGCCGCGCCGTACGCGCCCCTCTACCCGCTGAGGCAGTCGAGGAAGACGAAGAGGCGACGCCGCGCCTGACCACGGGCGACGTCCTCACCGAGACCGGGGCGATCTCCCGCCTCTACGCATGGAACGACGAACCCAGCTTCGACACCTGCTACCTCACCGACGCCACCTGGAACCTCGGCGACATCAAGGGCCCCGTCGACGTCGACACGCTCCCGCTGGACAAGGCGACCTTCGCCACCCGCTCCGACGGAGAGGTCCTCGACCACCTCGACCTGCTGCTGGACTTCATCCCGGTCGTGCACGTCGCCAACACTGTCCCGCCGGCCGAGGAACACTGGGGGCAGTCGTCCCTCGCCAAGGCCCTCCAGGTCTTCGACGAGCTGGCCGGCGCCGACACCGACAGCAGCCGCGCCTCCGCCACCACCGGCGCACCCATCATCGGCATCTCCGGCCAGCAACCCGGCCGCGGCGAACGGCAACGCACCGTCGCGCCCGGCATGGTCTTCGAACTCGGCGAGTCCGGCCGCATGGACACCGTCAACACCGCCCCACAACTGGCCGAACTCCGCAATCACCGCCACGACCTGCAAGAGCGCGCCGCGAACGTCACTCGCCTGCCCGCCGTGGCACTCGGCACCATGGACCCGGCCAAGCTACCGTCCGGGTTCGCCTTCCAGCTGTCCCTCGGCCCGCTGGACTCCCTCATCGGCGGCATGCGTCTGGCCCGCGACCACACCGACGTTCTCATCCCCAAGTTCGCCCAGCGCCTCTACCTCGCAGGGCAGCACCCCGACTGGGCCGACGTGACCGTCCAGTCCGCCAAGCTGGTCCGCGGCCCGTACACCCCCACCGACAAGGCCGCCGTCCTGGAACAGGCCCGCAACGGCTACAAGGACCGGGTCCTGTCACTGGAGACCGTTGTGCGGATGCTCGACGAGGCCGGCTTCCCTATCGAGGACGTGACAGAAGAGATCGCGCGGATCCAGTCCAGGGCCTTCGAGGACGCCAAGAACCTCGCCGACGCCACCGGCGACAGCAGCGCCGTCGGCGACTACCTCGGCCTCGACCTCAACCCGGACCCCGCCCCGCCCACCGTCGTCCTGCCGCCAACCGCAGCCGACCAGGCCACCACTGACGATCCGGAAGCCGACGACCAGGACGCCAGCGACACCGCCACCAGCGCAAACAGCAGGCCGAGGCAGGGCAGGGGCAATACCCGATGACATTTATGCCTACCCTGATCACAGGCGCGGGGCCGACCACTACTCCTTTGGGAGGGCTAGACCCATGCGCCCCGAGCCGAACCGCCAGCAGATGCCCGGCTGGTCTCACCCGTACCCGACGGGGATCTTCGGCAGTATCTTCTACGCCGACGGCGACACCTACGACACCGATGCCACCGGTGACACGCAGACGCCCACCCCCGCCCAGGTAGCGCAGCGCGCCGACCAGAACGACCAGAGCGGCAGCTACACACCGCCCAACCCGGATGACGACCCCAACCACGTCACCCTCACACAACGTCGCCTCAACCTGATCATGAAGGACACCAAGGAAGCTGCCCGCCGCTCCGTCATGCGCAGCATCGCCGAAGCCGCCGGCCTCGACGCGGACGACGTCGACCTTCCCCAGCTCAGCCAGCTCTTCAAGGACGCCGCCGAAACCCGCCAGGCCGCCCTCACCGAAGAGCAGCGCCGCCTCGAAGCCCTCGACAAGCGCGAAAAGGCCATCGAACAGCGCGAAACCGAAGCCGTCCGCCTCGCCCGACAGACCAGCATCCAGGCAGCCCTCGTCCGGCTCGGAGCCGCAGACGATGACCTCCAGGACGCCTACGACCTCCTCGAGCGACGCATCCCCGAAGGCGCCGACACCGACGCCATCACCGAGGCAGCCACCGCCCTCAAGGAACGCCGCCCCGACTTCTTCGGCATCAAGGCCCCCGCCGAACCCGCCACACTCCCACCGGCACCCGGCGGCTCCCCCGCAGGAGCGTCCGCGCCGCGCCCGCAGGTCGGCAACAAGGACGCCATCAACACCGCCGCCCGAGAACGCGCGATCGCCATGGGCCTCAGGCCCGCCGACGACGCGGCCTGAACCACCCGCACCACCCGCACCACCTAGGGACCACGCCCGCACCCCCCGTGGACGGCGCCACCAGCGCCCTCACAACAATTCCGCGATCTCGCGAAAGGGGCTACGGCGTGGACATCCAGCCGTACACCAGCACCGAGACCCTCGCCGTCGGCCGCCCGTGGCTGATGAGCATGCTGGGTATCGAAGCCAACCAGACCGTCACCCTCGACCTCACCGCATTCGATGAGACCCTCCACTGGACCGAGGCGTCCAAGTACCAGCCCGAGCGCAAGCTCAAGTCCGGCATCCCGCTCGGCAAGAACGCCACCTCGGGCCTGTACGAGCCGTACGCCGCGGTGACCAACGAGGTCCAGACCGCCACCGTCACCGGCGGGCCCACCGGCGGCACGTTCACGCTGACCTACTCCGGTCAGACCACCGCCGCCATCGCCTACAACGCCACCGCCGCAGCAGTACAGACCGCGCTGGTGGCCCTGTCCAACGTCAACCCCGGCGACATCACCGTCACCGGGAACGCAGGCGGCCCCTACACCCTGACCTTCGGCGGCCAGTACCTCGGCGACAACGTCGCCCAGCTCACCGCCACCGCCTCCCTGACCGGAGGGAGCACCCCCGGCGTTACCGTGGCCACCACCACCGCCGGCGGCACCGCCACCGCATCCGACGGCACCCAGAAGTTCGCAGGCTTCCTCTTCACCGAAGTCTCCTTCTATCCCGGCTCCACCAAGGCTGGCGCGCCGCTGATGGTCCACGGCCAGATCGACGTCGCCAAGCTCCCCGTCGCCTTCGACCCGGCCGACGCCCCCGCCGGCTCCAACACCCAGTTCGTCTACAAGGTCTGAGGAGACTCCCATGCCTAACGACATGCTGGAGCTCCTGCTCCGCGACATCACCCCCACCCAGATCAACGCGTTCGTCCGGCAGATCCAGACCCCGGACGACTACGAGCTGACGCAGTCGGTCGTTCCCGAGCGGACCGTCAACTCCGTCAAGTGGCAGAATCGCACCAGCCGCCGCCGGGTCGCCGCCGCCTCCTACCGTGCGTGGGACGCCCAGGCGAAGGTCGCCACCCGCGAGATCTCCCAGATCGTCACCGAAGGCAAGATCCTCCCGCTGAGTCAGAAGTACATCCTCGGCGAGCTGGAGACGATCCTGGAGTCCGTCGCCCACGGCCGGGACAGCGAAGAGGCCATCCGCGCCGTCTACGACGACGTCGCCTCCCATGTCCTTTCCATCAAGCACCGCATGGAACTGGCCGCCGGCGACCTCCTCATCGACGGCAAGTTCACCCTCACCAACGAAAACGGCCTCAGCGTCGAGGCCAACTACAACGTGCCGGCCGCGAACATGCCGACCGCACCAACCGCCTGGACCGACCCGACCGCCGACATGCTCGGCGACGAGATGCGCTGGATGGAGGTCCTGCGCTCCTCCGGAGCCCCGACGCCCGCCCGCGCCCTGACGTCCTACAAGACGATGGCGCTGGCCATGGGCAACGACTCCTACCGGGCCGCCTACTACGGTTCGGTGAACTCGGCGTCGACCATCCCCACCGCTGTCCTTTCCCCCAGCGACGTCAACGTCGTCCGCGGCCGCTACGGCCTCCCCCCGATCACCACGTACGACGTCACCGTGCCGCTGGACAACGGCAACGACACCCGGGTCCTGCCGGAGAACATGTTCTTCCTGCTGCCGCCCAACCCCCGCCTGATGGCCGAGACCCAGTACGGGCTGACCGCCGAGGGCATCGTTCTCTCCCGTGGCAGCAACCCGGCCATCACCGCGCAGGAAGCGCCGGGCATCATCGTCACCAGCGGATACCAGGACGACCCGGTGCAGGTGTGGACCAAGTGCAACGCGGCCGCCATGCCGGTCATGTACACCCCGGACATCCACATCGCCGCGACGGTGTGGTGACCCATGGCCCAGCTCGCGAGCACCGTGTACGTCACCGACCCGGAAACCCACCAGACCGTGACGCTGGAGCCGGGGACCAACCCCCCGGCCCGCCTGGCGGCGCTGGTGACGAACCCGGCCGCATGGGTGGACGGCAAGCTGCCGACCGCCGCGAAGAAGGCCCAGGCCGACGACGGAGACCAGGGAAACGGCCAGGGCGAAGGCTCTGGCAATGCCTCCGGTTCCGACGCTGATGCCGAGGGCGACAAGCCGGCCGCCAAGAAGACGGCGGCCAACCGACCGGCTCGGGGCCGGAAGTCAGCTGACGAGGGCAGCAGCTGACACACGGGTGCGGGCCCCGGCAGGGGCGCTCAGGGCCCGCACCCACACCCCCTTCCCAACCCGTATGACCATGGAGGCCGCAGTGGACGTAGCCACACGCAGCTGGCTCTACGCCCAGCTCGGCACCGCAACCGACCTCGCCGACCTCGAAACCCGCTACACCCGCCTCGGCCGGGCGCGCGCCGTCGCCATCGAGGTGCTCACCCAGCGCAAAGCCGACCTCATCGCGCAGCCGGCCAGCGTCAATGTCTCCTCCGTCGTCGGCGTCACCTACACCGAGAACATCAAGGCCCTCGAACGGCAAATCCTCGCCCTCGAGGCCGAGGACGCGCCGCCCGCCCCAGACGAGCCCGCCGAGGACACCAGCGACAACGACACCGAATCCGGCTGGTCGATCGTGCGCCTCGTCGAACGGCCCCGCCGATGACCACCCCCGTCCGCACGCGCGACGACCGCACCGAGCTGACCGCCCTCATCACCGCCGGCGCGGCGCAGCTCACCACCGCCTGGTCCATCCTCCACACCAGCCAACGCACCCTCCTCGACCGCCTTACCCAGATCCAGGGCGGCCGCACAGCTGGTGCCACCCAGCAGATCCGCACCGCGCTGGTCACGTTCAACGCCGCCGTCGCCGAGTTCGACCGCCGCACCCGCGCCTTCGTCGAACGCTGGGCCGCGCAGGACCTGCCCGTCGCCTACCGCGACGGAGCCGTCCGCGCCCTCGAACGCGCCGAGGCCAGCCGCGACCTGTTCACCTGGACCGCGAACCACCAGGCAGCCATCACCGGGCTCACCGCGCCGTTCTGGGCCGACCTGATCCGCCGCGTCGTTGAGGCCGTCCGCCGCGCACAGGCCTTCGCGCGCGCCGCGCAGGACGCCGCCCGCAGCGTCCTCGGCGTCCAGACGGAACGGCTCCTCGAGGAGCACCCCCTCGACACCGTCATCTACGCCAACCAGGCCCGGCACCCCATCCACTCCTGGGCCGGGGCCGCCCTGTCCTGGCAAGGCGTCGTCACCGCCAACCACGGCGCCATCAACACCGCCCGCGACGAGCTCGAAACGCAGTGGATGGAGTGCATCGATGGGTCGGAGTGTGGATTTACGTCGCACCCGGACACCGATCACGCCAACGGGACCCTCCGATCCATCGACGAAGCATCCATGTACCCCCTGGCCCATCACGGCTGTATTCGACAGTGGGTGCCCCGCCCTGACCTCAACGGACGCACGGACATCTCGGACGGAGACCCAGCATGACCACGATGCACGTCCTCCCGATCAACGACCTGATCGAGCATGAGGACACAGGCACCTCCTGTGTGTGCGGCCCCACCGAACGCCCCGTAAAGGCCGACGACGGAGCTATCAACTGGGTCGTCGTGCACAACTCCCTGGACGGGCGAGAGAAGGAGGAACAAGGTGCCCACTGAGCCCACCGCATACGGCGTCCTGATCGACGCGCAGCCCGGCAGTGTCAGCATCCGCCTCGACGGCGCCGAGATCGGGCCCGATGTCATCGGCTACACCATCCAGCACGACGTGCACGGTGCCTTGCCGCAGCTGGTCCTCCACACCCGGCAGTCCGTCGGCGTCGCCTTCGAGGGCCTCGCGCACGTCATGGTCGCCGACACCACGCCACCCACCGAGACAATCCGCGCGTTCCTTCGCACCGTCAACCCGATCCAGCTGGAGCAGGCCGCCCTCGAACGAGACGACCTCGGCAACGAACGCTACGACCTGACCCGGGCCATGCTGGCGCAGCTCGCCGACTGGGCCGAGGAGAGAGGAGCGGCATCGTGACCGGCCTGGATGCCGCACTCGCCGGCGTCGCCCAGTGGATCGGCGTCAACCTGCTGGTGGACACGGTCCGCATCACTCTCCCCGCGACCGACGGCCCGGTCTACAACCCGGACACCGGCCAGAACGAATACCCCGAGGGCCACGTCCTCTACGAGGGGCCCGGCGCGGTGCAGGGCGGCACCGCACAGTCCGAGATGAGCGCCACCCCGGACGCCGGCCAGATGTGGGTGCAGGAAACCAAGTCTCGCTACCGGCTCATGACGCCACTGTCCGCGCCGCTCGCCCCGAAGGACGCCATCGTGACCGTCATCGGCGTCCACAACACCGCGAACACCGCGCTGATCGGCCGGTCCTGGATCACGCAGGACCCCGCACGCGCCGCCACCACCGAAGTCGTCCGCATCACGCCGCTCGACCAGATCCAGGCACCGCGGGAGGCACTGTGACGCCCGACCAGCTCGCCGATCGTCTCGAAGCCGCCGCGCACCGCATCGGCCCCGCCGTCAGGGACAGCGTCGAGCACGCCGCCGAGCTCGGCCGCGCCCAGATCAAGGGGCACGCCTCCGGCCGGCCGGGACCGAACGTCATCACCGGCCAGTACCGCAACAGCTGGCAGATCGAGACGCGGCACCTGCCCTACGGCGCGCAGTGCACCATCGGCACCATGGAGCCCTACGGCCGCCGCCTGGAATTCGGCTTCGTCGGCGCCGACGGCCTGGGAAGGGTCTATGCCCAGCCGCCGTTCCCGCACGTCCAGCCGTCCCTGCCCGCGATGACGGCGGCCCTGCGGTTCGGGATGATGTCTGCTGTCGCGGAGGCCCTGCGGTGATCGAACGCCGGACCGTCACCAACGCCCTCGCCGCGCTCCTCGGCGGGGCCACCAGCCTGCCCGTCGGTCGCGGCGTCCTGCCGGCCAGCCCCGTCAACGCCACCGCCTACTACGTCCTGACGCCCCTGGACTCCACCGTCTCCGGCGCGCCCTACACCGACCTGAGCGAGGACATGTCCCTCGTCGTGCAGGTCACCTCAGTGTCCGCGCCAGACAAGAGCCGCCCCGGCAGCGTAGGCACCCTCGAGCAGGCCGAGGGCCTCGCCGACAAAGCCCGCACCGCGTTCCTCGCCCGCAACCCCACGACCGGCCAGTGGATCAACGCCCTTGCAGTCACGGGCGTGCGGTGCATGTGTCGGGAGCTGGAGGTCGAAGCAGGGGCAATGAATGATCCCACCGATGGCATCATCAGCTATGTGCAGCGATTCAGGTTCGACCTGACGCCCGCCTGACGAATCGTCGGGCATCACCGCACCGCGGCGGGACCCCACGCGGACGCCACCCCAGAGGTGGCCGCCACACCAATCCGCGCATGGGCCCAGGCCGGGCCCGGATTCAAGGGGCCCACCACTATGGCCAGGTTTTCCCGCAAGGGCGTAACGAAGATCCTGTTCGCCGAAACCATCACATCCACCAGCTACATCCCCACCCGCGCCGAAATCACCGGCGCCACCAAGCTCACCAAGGCCATCGCCGCCGTCGACGGGTTCTCCCTGGAAAACCAGGAGATCGAAACCCCCGACATGGAGTCCACGTTCGACTCCAAGATCCCCGGCTCCGACCAGGCCGCCGACTCCAGCCTGACGTTCTACGAGGACGACACCGACAGCGACCTCGAGGAAGCCCTCGCCAAGGGAACCGTCGGCTTCATCATCATCCTCCGCAAGGGCGACGTCCCCGCCAGCATGTCCATGGACGTCTACCCGGTGCGTGTCGCCTCCCGCAGCTCGGAGATCACCGCCGACAACGAGGCGGCCAAGTGGATGGCGAAGTTCTCGATCACCGACACCCCGGTGCAGGGCGCAGCCGTCCCGGCCGCCACCTGACCCACCCAGCCCCCGGCCGGTGCCCTCCGCTTTTGGGAAGGGGTGCCGCGGTGCCGGCCGGGCCCCTTCCCACTGGAGAACACCCATGACCACCACCCTGCCCCAGCCCCCGGCCGACGCCGTCGCCAAAGACGCCCACTGGGCCAACACCCTGGAACGCCTCCGCAACCGGCAGCGTCCCACCGCCACGCTCACCATCTGCGACGACCAGGACGCCAAGACCGCCCTCGGTATCGCGCAGTACGAGCAGCGCAACGCCAAGCGCCTCGTCGAGGACGACAACTCGGCCGACGCGAAGAAGGCACTGCGCACCGCTGAGGCAGCCGTCGCGAAGGCGCAGACCGCCGTCGACGAAGCTTCCATCGTCCTGACGTTCCGGGCACTGGAGCGCACCGCCCTCGACGAGCTGAAGAAGGCCCACCCGCCGACCGAGGAGCAGGCTGAAGACGGCTTCGAAATCAACGCCGACACCCTCGGCCCGGCGCTCGTCGCCGCCTCCAACCTCGACGGGATGACCGAGGAGCAGGCCCGCGAGTTCCTCGACACCTGGTCCGACGCCGAGGCCGGCGCCCTGTTCTCCACCGCATGGAACGTGCAGTTGGAGTCGCGCCTGGACCTGGGAAAAGGCTGATCGCCGATGCCCGACTACGCGGCGAACTCGAACTGTGCGACCGGTGGGGCATCCCCCACTCACAGTTCCGCGGCCTGGGCACCGGCGAATGGACATCCCGCGACCGCGCTAAGGCACTCGCCTACCGCGACTACCAACGCTCGGTGTGCTCGCAGTGCGGCACCCGCGCTGAGGACTGGGACCAGGGCGGAGACGACGACACCGAGGACGCCTACGTCGCCGTCACCCACCTGTGCATCGGCTGCCGGGTCATCGCCGACAAACAGGACTCACTCAAGACCGACGACTCCAGCAGCCACGGCAAGAAAGTCCTGCTCATCCCCGCAGCGGTGCACGCCGCGACAGAAGCGATGAAGCAGCTGCAAGCCAAGCAGCGACGCAAGTTCGAAGACGACGAATAGAAGGGAGCGGGGCCGGTGGCGAACTGGAACCTGTCCGTTGACCTGCGGGGCAACGGCACGTCGCTGGCCCGTGCCCTCCGCGAGTCCGCCACCCACGCCCGCACCCTCGACCAGTCCCTTACTCGGGCCCGGACCGGCGTCCGCCAACTCGACACCGCCGCACGCTCCGCCCGCGGCAACCTCCGCTCCCTCGGCAACGAGGCCCGCGCAGCCGCCCGCGACATCCAGCGCCTGGGTAACGCCGCCCGCGACGCTGGCCGCAACCTGCACCGCTACGGCGACGCCGCCCGCACCGCCCAGCGGAACATGGACCGCCTCGGCTCCAACAGCCGCAACGCTTCCCGGGACATCTCCCGCATGCGTGGCCAGATCACCACCGCCGTGCACGACCTCCAGCGCCTGGCCGTCGCCGCCCGCACCGCAGCCACCCAGACCGACCGGGTCGGCGCCCGCGGCGTCGCCTCCATGCGCCGCTTCGCTGGCGAGACCGGCCGCGCCCACGGCCAGCTCCGCAGCATGGCCGCGCTCCTGTCCGGCGGAGCGCTGGTCATGGGCCTGGGGGAGATGGTCAAGGAGGGCAACGAGTACCAGCAGCAGATGAACAGCTTCGGCGCGGTGACCGGCGCGACGCAGATGCAGATGAAGCGCGCCGCGGCCACCGCCAACCAGCTCGGCAACGACCTGTCCCTGCCGGGCGCGACCGCCGGAGACGCCGCCGAGGCGATGGTCGAGCTGGCCAAGGCGGGATTCAGGACCGACCAGGCCATCAGCGCGACCAGCGCATCCCTGCGCCTGGCGTCCGCCGCCCAGGTCAACGCCGCCGACAGCGCCAAATACCTCGGCGACATCATGGACCAATTCGGCATGGGCGCAGACCAGGCATCCCGCGCCGCCGACACCCTGGCCTCCACCGCGAACGCCGCCTCCGGTGACATCCAGGACATCTACTACGCCATGAAATACGCCGGGCCGGTCGCGCACGGCCTCGGCGTCAGCATCGAGGAGACCGCGTCCGCGGTCGGCATGCTCGGCAAGGCCGGCATCCTCGGCCAGACCGCCGGTACGACGCTGCGCGGCATGATGGCCAACCTGGCCGCCCCGACCCCGCAGATGATCGAAGGCCTCAAGGCCATGGGCATCGAAGCGTGGGACGCATCCGGACAGTTCAAGGGCTTGCGCTACGTCATCGACGGATTGAGCCACGCCCAGCACGAGATGACGCAGCAGGACTTCGCGGCCGCCGTAAAGAAGAGCATGGGCAAGCCGGCGATGTCCGGTGCCATAGCCATGGCCCACCAGGGCGTCGATTCCTTCGATGCGCTGATGGTCGCGGTCAAGCAGAGCGGCTCGGCTGCCGACATTGCCGCCGCCAAGGGCAAGGGCCTCGCCGGCGCCATGCTCGGCCTCAAAACTCAGGCGCGCCAGACCGGTCTCGCCATCTACCAGGGCATGGCCCCGGGGATGGAGTGGCTGACCCGCGGCATCACTAAGGGACTGTCCGCCGCCACCCCGAAGATCGAAAAATTCTTCCAGTACCTCAACAGCGCGGCCACGCTCTTCGGCCCGGAGATCGGTGCCGCCCTGTCCAGCAAGTTCTCCGCCATCGGCAAGAGCGTCTCCGGAATGGTCGGCCCCCTCAAAGATTTCGGTGAGCACGCCCTCGCTCAGGTCCTGCACGCGCTGCTGTCCATCGGCGACACCGCCGGCGAGGTCTTCGACAACATCGTTTCCTTCATCCAGCCCGTCGTGAGCGGCTTCTCCTCCCTTGCCCACGGATCGTCTGGCCTGGGCAGCGCCATCGACATCGCCACGATGGCGCTGGACGCGATCCTCTCCGTGCTCGGCTGGCTGTCCGGCATCCTCGGCCCCATCGGTCACGTCATAGGCGGGATTGTCTCCGCCTTCGGCTCCCTCCCCGGGCCAGTGCAGGCCGCCGTTGCCGCGATGCTCCTGTTCCGCACCGTCCAGGGGCCACTGTCAGGAATCGCCAGCACCGTCCGCGGCCGCGTCACCGGAGCCTTCCAGTCCCTGGCACAGCAAATGGCCGTCCAGCGCAACCTCGCCGCAACCGCCGGCCAGTCCCTCTCCCGCTACGGCGCCGCCTTCTCCGTCCTCCAAGCCCGCGTACCCGTCATCGGGCAGATGGCCGGGAGCTTCCGCACCGCGGCCGCCGCCGGATCCGGGTTCACCGGCACCCTCCGGGGCGTCGCCGCGGCCGCGGGAACCGGCCTGCGGTCCGCCATGGGAGGACTGGTCTCCGCCCTCGGCGGACCATGGGGCGTAGCCATCGGCGTCGCGACCGTCGGTCTCGGCCTGCTCGCCAGCGCCCAGCAAAAGGCAGCCCAGGCCGCCGCCGAGCACGACCACCGCATCGCCAGCCTTGCCCAGGCGCTGCGCGAGTCCAAGGGCGCCATCGACGAGAACGTCCGCGCGGTGGCCGCGCAGCAGATCCAGGACATGAAGGTCGGCGACGGCCGCCAGAAACTCGTCGACGTCATGCGTCGCTCCGGCGTCTCCCTCAAGAGCCTCACCGACTCCTACCTCGGCGAAGGTAAGAGCCTGGGCACCCTCCAGAAGCAGTTGGAAGCGGTCGCCGAGGCCCACACCAAAGTCTCCGTCGCCTCCGGCGGCGGCGTGGTCACCGACATCGACCCCGTGGGCAAGTCCGCCAAGGACGCCGCCCAGGCCCTCGCCGGCATGAAGGGGGAGATGAAGGACTCCGCCCAGGCCGCCAAGGAGCTGGCGGCAGCGCAGAAGGGATCGGATGACGGCGTCTCCGCCTACCAGCGGCTCAAGGACTCCGTTGCTGAGCTCGCCGACAAGACCGGCGACGCCGACTCCCGCACCCGCGCCCTGCGCGCCTCCCTCGACCTACTGTCCGGCGGCAGCATCAGCCTCCAAGCCGCCCAGGCCCGCGTCAACGAAGCCATCACGCAGGCCAACGAAGCGATGTCCGCCGGCGTCAACAAGGCCGACGGCTGGGGAAAAGCCCTCGTCAAGACCAACGGCACGATCGACACGACCACGAAGAACGGACAGTCCCTCTTCAACACCCTCAACAACATCGCCGACGGATCCAGCGACGCCGCGATCAAGGCGTTCGAGTTCGCCCAGTCACAGAACAAAAGCCTGCCCGAGTCACTCAAGGCGTCGCAGGCGGAGATGCAGCGGGCGCGCGACGCCGCCATCAAGCTGGGTGAGGGCTACGGCCTGTCGACGAAGCAGGCCCAGGGTGTCGCCGACGCCATGGGCCTCATCCCCGGCCAGGTGTCGATCCTCCTCCAGACCAAGGGCGTCGACTCCACCCTCGCCGAGCTCCTCGCCGTCCAAGCCGAGTTCGCGAAGGTCCCCAAGTCGAAGACCGTCAAGGTCGACACGCTCTCCGACGACGCGAAGAAGAAGCTCGAGGAGCTCGGCTACACCGTAAAGCTCATCCCCGGCACCCGCGAATACAAGGTCACCGCCAAAACCGCGGCCGCGAAAGCCGACCTCGCCAACCTCCTCAAGCAGATGCAGGCGATACCGGGCGGCAAGGCCCTCAGCATGTCAGCGAAGACCGCGGGTGCACTCCGCGACCTCGAGAACCTCAAGGCAGCGGTACAACAGCAGCACGGCAAGACCATCACGATGAACGTGCCCACCGCGGAGGGCCGCCGTCAACTGGAACTCCTCGGCTTCAAAATCAAGTCGACGAACGGGAAAACCGTCACCGTCAGCGTGCCGACCGGAGGCCCCAGGGCACAGGTTGCTGCAATCCAATCCGCGATCAACAGCGTGCGGGGCAGCTCGGCGACCATCAGCATCTACAAGAAGACGTTCATCGACACCATCGTCCGCAAGTCGAACCCGGGCCCATACGCGGGCGGGTACAGGTTCGATGCCGACGGCTCCGTCCAGGTCAGCCACTTCGCCGGCGGCGGCATGCGCGAGCAGCACGTAGCGCAGATTGCACGGCCAGGCGAATGGCGCGTGTGGGCCGAGGACGAGACCGGCGGCGAGGCATACATCCCCCTGGCCGCGACCAAGCGCAGCCGCTCCCGCGCCATCGCCGAAGAGACCGTGCGCCGGCTCGGCGGCAAAGGCATCGCCTGGAACGCCGACGGCGCTGTGCACGCCCAGCAGTTCGACTCCGGCGGCTTCTCCTACACCCCGACCGGGATGCGCAAGACCGTCTCCGACGTCCAGTCCACCTACAGCGACGCCCACCAGTCGATCAGCAAGGACGACTACAACAAAGCGATCCGCGGCCGCGCCAACGCCGTGGACACGCTGCGCGCGGCGGAGGCCCGCCTGCGTCAGGTCCGCCGTCACAAGCACACCCACGCCCAGCTGGTGTCCGCCGAGAACTCGGTGGCCAAGGCCCGCCGCTCCCTGGCCACCGCCACCGACAAAGCCCGCAACGCCGAGAGCCGGTACAAGAAGACGTTCTCCCTCTCCGACTGGCAGAAGACGCTGAAGAGCGCGGTGTCGGCGAACTCGAGCTGGGAATCGAACCTCACAAAGATCGCAGCCCGAGGCGCGGGAGCTGACGTCATCGACCAGCTCCGCGACATGGGCAACGACGGCGCCGCAATGGTCTCCGCCCTCGCGCGGGCCAGCAAGAAGCAGTTCGCGGACATCGTCGCCAACCTCCGCAAGCTCGCCCCGCTTGCCAAGGCGACCCTCGCGGACTACACCAAGCAGCTCAACGCCTCGACGAAGACGTCCAGCGCGTTCCAGGCGAACCTCGCGAAGCTCGCCGGCATGGGCTACGGCGACCTCGCCATGCAGCTGGCAGGGCAGGGTGACGAGGCCGCGCAGAAGATCGCCGCGCAGGCAGCCAAGTCCAGCTCCAAGGCCAAGGAAGCGAACACATCGGCGAAGAACGCCAGCAAGACCCTGACCGGCGACGAGCTGTCCCAGCTGGTGCAGATCATCGCCGCAGTCAAGTCCAGCAAGACCGGCATCCACGACGTCGCCGCCACCACCGGCCTCGGCGAGGAGGACATCGTCGCCGTCGCCACCAAGGCCGCCACCCAGATCAAGAGCAGCCTCGGGTCCCGCTCCACCCGCTTCCTCTCCGATCTGACCAAGGCGCAGAAGGGGCTGGCCTACGCCAACGGCGGCATCCGGCCCGGCATCTACGGCACCCGCGCCGGCGCCGTCACCTTTGCGGAGCCGGCCACCGGCGGCGAGGCGTACATCCCCCTCGGCGCCAACAAGCGCGCGAGCGCCACCAACGTCCTGTCCGAAGTTGCCAACAGGTTCGGCGTCGGCCTCACCGACGCCAACGCCGGCCGCATCGTCGTCATCCGCGAACAGGGCCCCCTCGTCGGCGAGACCCACTTCCACGTCGCCGACCACGGCCGCTCCAAGGACCTGGCCCGCGACATCGACGCCCGCAACGCCTACCAGCTGCGGCGCCTGGCCCGAGGAGGGGCGGCAGCCCGATGACCACACCCGTAGAGCTCGAGGACGGCCAGCATCAGCTCGGCGGCCTCCTCATCGGCAAGGGCACCCCGGTCACGATCGCCGCGATCGAGGGCCTAGGTCAGCCGCCCCTGCGCACCGGCGACGTCGAACCGGCGGGGGAGGACGGCACGTGGCTCGGCGTCGACTACTACGCCGGCCGCACCCTCCGCCTCGACGCCGCTGTCAAAGTCCCCGGCGACGCCACCACCGTGTGGGACGTTCTCGCCGACCTCCAGGCCGACGCGGACACTCCGGCGGTGCGTGGCGCGGGCGGCACCACCATGGACCTCCGCCTCAAGTTCCCCGGCCGCCCGGCCCGCACGGTCCGCGGGCGCCTCCGCAAGCTGGAGCCGGACGTGGCCCGCTACCGGCATGGCTGGGTCCCGCTGGACATCGAGTTCCAGGCCGGCGACTACCTCTACTACGCCGACGAGCCCGGCACCACGTCCATGCCGCTCGGCGGGCTCACCGAAGGCGGCATGAGCTTCCCCTTGGCGTTCCCCTTCGAGATCGCGGGCGACCCCGCCGCCGTCGGCCGGCCCGGGTTCCTCGAGGTGGAGGGGACCGCGGATACCTGGCCGGTCATCCAGATCAACGGGCCGTGCGCGAACCCCCGCATCACGCACGTTGCCTCCGGGCGGGTCCTCGAGGTTCAGGCGTCGATCGCCGCGGGGGAGTGGGTGCAGATCGACACCCGCCCAGGTTGGCGCACCGTCCTGCGCAACAACGGCGGCGGCGCCTCACTGACGCCCACCTCGCGCATCGACCAGTTCGTCCTGACACCGGGCCTGAACGAGATCCAGTGGACGGCTGTTGACCTGACCCTCACGTCCACGCTGGCCGTCACCTGGTGGCCCGCCTACAAGGCCCTCTAGGAGCACAGATGGCACTCGAGCCCACCCCGATCGCGGTCACTGGCGGCGAGCACACCGCGCAGATGTTCAGGATGATGGTCCGCGACTTGTCCAGGGCAAATGAGGGCATCACCGAAGGCGACCACCTGAAGGTGACGGCTCTGTCCACGCCCGGCGCGGGTGTGCAGGTCGCGGACGGCTCGGCCACGATCATCGGCCGGGTCAGCCCGGTACAGGGCAGCTACAACACGTACAACATCGGCGCTGCCACGGTCAGTATCTCCGCGACCGGCGGCACGACCCGCTCCGACATGCTGGTGCTGCGAGTCGAAGACCCTGAATACGAGGGCTCCCGCGACCCGTCGAACTGCGCCTACTTCGACGTGATCTCTAACGTTTCCAGCTCGGCGACGACGGTGCCGGCTGGCTACTCGGCGATCCCGCTGGCCCGGATCGACATACCGTCATCCACGGCCACGATCACCAGCGCGATGATCGTGGACCTGCGGCGGGTGGCCAACCCGCGCCGGGAGCGGATCCTCTACCCGTACTACGCCCAAGACCCGCTGGTGGAGATCTCCGGCACCTCGGAGACGTGGAAGTCCTTCCCCAACCTGACGATGGCCACGATCGCTATCCCGGTGTGGGCCGCCTCTGCGAAGGTGATCTTCTCGGGGTCGAACATCCGCCTGGATGACGGCAACGTCTGGGGAGGCTTCCGGTTCATGCTCGGCGGCATCGAAGCCGCCCAGTGGGTCAACATCGACGACAACCAAGGCAGCGCACCGCGCCGCACCTACTGCGAGATGGTCGAGACCATCGACCTGACCACCACCGCCGGCGCAGCCCTGCGCGGCACCAACGCCGCGTTCATCTCCCGCATGCGCACCCGCTCCGCCAACGCCGGCAGCATCGGCGTCGACGCCACCACCACGTTCAAAATCGACATCGAGTTCACCGAGGGCCGTCTCTGATGGGCCGGTGGCGGTACTGGGCGCAGCACGCGCTGACCGGCGCCGTGCTGCACCCTGCGCTGCCGATGCACGATGTGGAGTTCGGCCGGGAGCTCAATGGGCCCGGGTCGTTCTCCGGCACCCTGTCCCCGCGCTGGCTGAAGTCCAGCGGCAACTTCCTCCTGCCGAGCATCGCGCTGATCTACGCGGAAGCCGACGGCTTCATCCGTTGGGGCGGCCTCGTCTGGAGCCTGGAGGCCGAGGACCGCGAGCTGCGCGTCGAAGCCGCCGGCTGGTCCTCGTACCTCAACCGTCGCCACGACCACCACGGGGAGCTCCGCGGCCGCGGCCCGTACGTCAACGCCGACCCCTGCAAAATCATCCGCGACATCTGGGCCTACGCCCAGGAGCAGCCCGACGGCGACCTGGACGTCGTCGTGGACGCGACGAGCTCGAGCGCGAAGACCGGCACAACCGCGGAACCCTGGCACTCGTACTGGTACGAGACCCCGTCCCTCGGCGACCACATCGACGACCTGGTGGGGGAGGACGGCGCCCCGCAGTACACCAACGCCACCGAGTACCAGTCCAACGGGACCGTGCGACGCCGCATCGTCCTGGGCTACCCCCGCCTCGGGGCGAGGCGCACGGACATCAGTTTCGCCACTGGCGTGAACATCGTCGAGCCGCCGAAGCCCACCTACGACGGCGACGTATTCGCGAACACCGTCATCGGCACCGGCAGCGGCGAAGGCACCGCCACCCGCTTCGCCGTCGACTCCGTCCGCGACGGCCGCCTGCGCATGGAAGCCGTCATGCAGCTACCGACCGTCAACGGCACCGACGTCCTCGGCCGGCGCATCGCCGCCGAACGCAAGCGGCGCCGCACCATGGGCGAGATCGACTCCATCACCGTGCGGGACCACCCCAACGCGCCTTTCGGTAGCTGGCAGATCGGTGACGACGTGTACGTCACCGTCCACAACGACTGGGCGGACTTTGCGGGCTGGTGCCGTATCACCGCCGAGTCGTACCGCCCCAGGGACGCCGCCGACCAGGCCGTCCTCACCCTGGCCCGAGCCGACAGCTTCCACTACGGCGCCCCGGAGGTGGCCTAGCCATGTACGACCGGTCAGTACCCGGCGAGCTCAACCGTCTCAAGCGGCGCATGGATCAGATCGCCAAGGGCCAGCGCCTCGCTCACGGCGCCAGCATCGAGAATGCGGCCCTCGAGGTCCGCGACGACTCCGGCAGCCTGCGCGCCATCTACGGGCAACAGGCCGACGGCACATCCGGCATCCAGGTCGTCAACGGCCCGCCCCCGCCAGCCCCCTCCACGCCGATCGTCGCGTCCGTGCTGGGCGGGGTCACCGTTTCGTGGGACGGCCAGTTCGCCGACGGTGCCGTCATTCCCCTGGACTGGGCCCGAGTAGAGGTCCACGCCTCCACCAGCTCCGGGTTCACGCCGACCTCGGCGACGCTACAGTCCACGATCGAGACGGCGCAGGGCGCCACCTTCGCCGTAATGACGGACGACCCGGTGTACGTACAACTGCTGGCCCGCAACACGTCCGGTGCCGCCTCACCCCCCAGCGTCGAGGCGGGCCCCTACGGGCCGGCGCCCGTGGTGGCCTCCGACGTCCTCGACGGCATCATCACCGAGGTGAAGCTGGCTGCCGACGCGGTCACCGCAGCGAAAATCGCCGCGGGAGCTGTCGGCACGACCGAGATCTCCGATGACGCCGTCACCACGCAGAAGATCGTGGCCGGGGCGATCCTCGCCGGTCAGATAGCCGCCGGCGCAGTCCTCACCGACAAGCTCGCCGCAGAGGCCGTGACAGCGGCAAAAATCGCGGCCCTCGCCATCACCACCGACAAGCTCGACGCGAACGCGGTCACCACCAGCAAGCTCGCCGCGGGCTCCGTGGACGCCACCGCCATCAAGGCGGACGCGATCACCGGCAAGGCCATCACCGGCGGCACCATCACGGGTACGGACATCATCGGCTCCACCGTCACCGGCGGAACCCTTCGAACAGGTAGCACTGGCGCCCGAACCGTCATCACGCCCACCCCTCCGGTCGGCATCATTCAGCGACCCTCGGTCCTCATGTACTCAGGCGTCACTGGCGAGAACTGGCCCGCGGTCTTCAACAGTGGCGAGTCCACGATCACCCCCAACCAGGCAGTGACAGTCCTCACCGCACCTATGACGGGTGTCGACTCGACCGGCGCCACCCAGACATCGCAACTCACGATGCTTTCCGCCAAGCCCGGCACGTTCGGGGCTAGCACCGTGCTGGGCACGAGCAACAACCCCGGGACCAGCGACACCGGATACGCCAGGCTCACTGCCACCTCCGCCGCCACAACCAGCGACACCTCCTTCATCAGTCTCACTGCCAAGGACGGCAGCGACACCGGCAAGCAGAGCACCGTCTACACCACTGGCGACCACGTGACGATCACCGCCAACGGCTCGGGGCACGTTTTCAGCTCGTCTGGCCTATCCGTCGCCGGAGCCATCTCCGCACGCAACACCCCCTCCTTCGTCTACAAGACGACGTCCACGGACCGGGCCTCCACCACGACGCTTGCCGACGACCCCGACCTCGTTGGAACGTTCATCGCGGGCGAGACCTACCTCGTCGAACTCCATCTGCTCGTCGGGGCCGGAACCACGGGCCTGATGACCACCGCCTGGAAAGTCCCCTCCGGCGCTACCGGACTCAAGGCTGTGCACGGCCCGTCCTCCGTCGCCGCAGGCACCGACACCCTCACCAACGCGGGCGACAACATCACCGGGCGCTTCGGCTCGCATGCTTTCACCACGACCGTTACGTACGGCCGTCGGAACGCCAACAGCAACCTGCTCTACGCCATCGAGACCGGCATCGTCACCATGGGCGCGACCACGGGAACTTTCGCCCTTCAGTGGACGCAGTCCGCCTCGTCGGCAACCGCTACCCGCATGGGCGTCGGTTCCTGGGTTCGGTTCACCCGGCTCAGCCCGTGACACAGCCGGGGCAACATACGGGCCGATTGTCCGTACTCTGGGTCTCAGGCGACCCTCCGCCGCATCCCCGAGGGACTGCCGCGCCCCAGGCGTCACCGCTGGGCGACGCGCAGACACCAGATCAGCATCAGCTCAGGCGCGGGGAGTGCAGGAGCTAGGGGTTGCCGCCCGACCTCGACATCACCCAGTACGACGTAACGCCCCAACTCGGGCGTCACAAGGTGCTGGACCCGCGCAGCCTCGCCTACCGCCGGCACTACAGCGGCGAGACCATCCGCACCGTCGAATGGGCGCCCCGGGTACCGGTCCTGGACCAGCAGAACCTCCTCGCCCAGGGCATCAAGACGTCCGAGCTGTTCGACGGCGTCCAGGACGTCGACGCCCTCGGGTCCTGCACCGCCAACGCCGCCACCGCGGCCCTGTCCGTCCTCCTCACGGCAGATGCCTGCGCCGCAGCCGGCCTGGACACCACCGATGCCGCGGCCGCCGAGCGGTTCGCCATCAGCCTGTACGCCGACGCCACCACCGCCGATGAGTGGCTCGACTACACGTGGCCCAGCGACGACTGCGGCTCCTCCGGCCTCGGTGTCACCAAGGCCCTCCGGCGCCGCGCCCTCATCGACCAGTACGGGCACGCCACCACCGCGGAGGAGCTCTGCGTCCTCCTCCAGACCGGGCCTGTCCTGATGGGAATGCCCTGGCATGACGCGTTCAGCAGCCCTGCGTCCAGCACTGCACTCCTCGACGAGATCCCCAACTGGCAGCAGTCGCCGGTCGTCGGCGGCCACGAGGTACTCATCACCGCGCTGGAGTCCGTCGCTGAGGTCGAGGGCGATTTCTCTTACGAGCACACCGTCATCCGATGCCGTAATAGCTGGTCAGCCTCATGGGCGGACGGCGGAAGCTTTCGGATGTCCCTAGCCCTCTACCAGGCCCTCAGGGCTCAGGTGGACCTTATCCAGCCCCGCCTCGACTCCTCCAGGACGCTCTCATGACCGAGTACCACGTCGCCGTCGACAGCCTCGATGCCGAGACCGGCGAGACTACGACCACCTACCTCGGCACCGTCGACCAGGCGCACGTGGATGAGGTCCGTGCCATCGCAGCCCTCGACGACAGCCCCCGCTTCGTCAAGGAGCACCCGCGGCAGGCCGGATCGTTCTGCGTCCTGCGGGATGACGGTGACCTGGACGTGTACGTGCCGGTCGACGCCGAGCCGTTCGAGGTCCGTCAGCCCGACCCTGGCCCGGCCGAGGAGAGCATGCCTCGGCAGGCGTCCGGCCCGGCGTACATATCCGGCGCGGTCCGGATCGGCGACCAGTCCATCGGCGGCGCCATGGACCACCCCGAATCCGGCCCGCGGTTCACCTGGCACACCACGGAGTCCCCGGCCGGCGGCAGCTACCTGACGTCGATCGGCTCCTACCTGGTGCGGGTCGGCGCGGAACCGCAGGTCATCTACGACCCCACGAACGACAGGCTCGGGCAGTTCGGCCCGCTCATCCAGTCCGGCCGGGCGTTGCGCAACGACGGTGCCCGCCGTACGAACCGCGAGGGCAAGGTCAACATCCAGGTCGAGGTACTCGGTCGCGCCGCCACGCCGTGGACGAATGGCTTCGACCCGGCGAAGAAGCCGAACTTCCGCAAGCTCCTCGCCGCCGGCCGCGCCTGGGGTATCCCCGACACCTGGCCCGCGGGCAAGCCGCCGGCCTACCCGAGCGGCAGCTCCTCCCGTTCCCGGTCGATCTGGCAGGAGAAGGCCGGGCACTACGGCCACTCGCAAGTCCCTGGCAATGATCACGGAGATCCGGGAGCGATCGACATCGCCAAGGTCCCCGGCAAGGCGCCCGGCGGTGGCGACACAGGGTCGACGGACAGCGGTACCAGCACCACGACGTACACGGTGAAGAAGGGCGACACGCTCTCCTCGATCGCCTCCCGGTACAAGACGACCGTCGCCAAGCTCGTATCCCTCAACGGACTGAAGGACGCCGACAAGCTGTCCGTGGGACAGAAGCTGAAGATGCCGGGTGCGACCAGCAAGCCCAGCTCCCCGACCTACGAGCCGTTCCCCGGCAGCGGCTTCTTCCACGGCGGACGACACAGTCCCGTGATTACGGCCATGGGCCGCCGGCTCGTCGCCGAGGGATGCGGAAGGTACCGAAACGGCCCCGGCCCGAACTGGACCAACGCTGACAAGGCCAGTTACGCGGCTTTTCAACGCAAGCTCGGGTACTCCGGATCGGCAGCTGACGGCATCCCCGGCGCGAAGTCGTGGGCAGCTCTCAAGGTTCCCAAGGTCTAACCACTCAACCCATCGGAGAACATCGTGAAGATCCTCGGCCGCGAGCCGTCCGCAATCCTCGGCCTGGTGGCCGTGATCGTCCAGTTCGTGTCTGCTTTCGGCCTAAAGGTCGATGCGGACACGCAGACCGCCGTCAACGCCGTGGCAGCCGCTGCAATAGGCCTCATCCTTGCCTTCCAGGTGGGAGACGGCGTCATCGCCGCCCTGACCGGGTTTGCGCAGGCCGGAATCGCACTTGGCATGAACCTTGGACTCGGCTGGTCCGCGGACAAGCAGGCCGCTGCCATGGCGCTCGTGACGGTCCTCGCTCACTTCTGGCTGGTCCGCGACCGGGTCACCGCACCGGTTCCGGCGTCCGCTGTGAAGCGTCCCGTCAATCCGGTGTCTTGACCGGCTTACACCCCACTTCGGAGCACGACATGGCCGATGAGCCGTCTCTGGGAGAGCTGGGGCGGCTCATCCAGGCCCTTCGGGGCGATATCCGCGACGACATGGCGGGGATTAACGCCCGGCTGGATCGCATGGTCTCCAACGACGTGTACACGGTAGAGAAGGCCGGGCTGGTCAAGGAGATAGCGGATGTGGCCAAGGTGGTCGAAGCCCTTCAGGCGCAGCGGGAGCGGGACGCCGAGCGCGTCACGCAGACCCGCCGCTGGATGGTCGCCTCGGTCATCGTCCCGCTCATCGGCATCGTGCTCCCCCTGATTGTGATGCTGCGAGGAGCGGGAGCATGAGCCGGGCACAAATTCGCAAGGAGCGGCGGAGGGGCGATTACCTGGCTGCGGCCGGCGCGATCGTCGCCGCCATGGCGCTGGCCGCCGTTGTGACGGGGTTTCTGCTCCTGTCGCGACAGTTGTCCGACGCGAACGAGGCGCGCGACCAGCTCGCTGCGCAGGTACAGGGCCTGGGCGCGACACCCGTGGCCGGCCCGCCGGGATCGCGCGGCGGGCCGGGCGACATCGGCCCGTCGGGCCCTCCAGGCAAGGACGGCAGAAACGGTTCGGCAGGCGATGACGGATCGGACGGCAAGGACGGGAAGAGCGGCCCTTCGGGCCCGCCCGGCAAAGACGGCACTGACGGCACCGACGGCTCCCCGGGGCCCGCGGGCTTGAACGGCTCCGATGGGGCGAGGGGTTCGGACGGCAGGGATGGCGCCGCAGGACCTCCGGGACCGCAGGGCCCGCAGGGGGAGCGCGGGGAGAAGGGCGACAAGGGGGAGCGGGGTGAGCCTGGCGAGGCGGGGGCGACATGCCCGGACGGCTACTCACCGCAGGCCCCCAGCTATGACCCGGACGCGTTGGTATGCCGCCGCGATGGCGCGCCTGACCCAAAGCCAACCCCCACGCCCACGGACAACAAGCAGGGCGACAGGCTGCTCGGCTTGGCGCCGGACCGCAGAAGGTACTGACAGGAGATGGCGATGACCACGGTGCAGGGCAAGCTGCTCGGCCTGTCCGACCCGCAGCGGGTGCAGGTGACGGCGACGCTGGTGGACATGGCGGGGGAGCGGGCTGTCGGCTATGTGGCGGCCGAGCCGGGGGAGATCGTCGGCCCGGTCAGCGTCACACCGGACGGCACGGGCGTGTGGGAGATGGACCTGACGCCGAACGTGGGCGTCTCTGCGGCCGCGGGGGATACGGCGTGGGCGGTGATGGAGGGGCGTGCTCTTGATGGCACGCCGATCGTCACGTACATCGTGGTGCCGGAGACTGGTGGCCCGTACTGGCTGGGGGATCTGCGCGTCGACATCCCGGGCACGCCGACGGGCACGTCCACGATCGTCTACGCGGCTGGGCCTGTGGGGCCCCAGGGCGAACCGGGCGCCACTGGGGCGACGGGGCCGGCTGGCCCGAAGGGCGACACGGGCGATGCCGGACCTCAGGGCGCGACCGGACCGACCGGGCCGGCTGGGCCTGCGGGCGCGGACGGCGCACAGGGGCCGCAGGGCGAGCCAGGCGACCAGGGGCCGCAAGGGCCGAAGGGCGACACTGGAGACACAGGGCCCCAAGGTCCAACCGGAGCTACCGGCGCTACTGGCGCAACGGGCCCACAGGGGCCGGCTGGTGCCACGGGAGCGACTGGCGCTACCGGACCTCAGGGCCCGGTAGCCACCGCATGGCGACGCCGCGACCTGCCTGACCCGGTCGTCGCTGACGCTGTGTACGCGGGCTCCGCACCGGCCATCAGTGTGGCGCAGACCAGCACGCCCACGTCCGGCTACATCAAGTACGCGCCAGCCGGCGTCACCCTCAGCGGATCCGACGTGACCGGACCGTTCAGTTACCTCGGCGCCGGAGCCTTCCAGGTCGGCACGGGCACGCCGGACTCCACCTACATCTTGCCGACGTCCCGTTACCCCAACACTCGCGGCACGCTGACCAGCTCTCAAGCTGTCTGGTCGGTGGAGTTCGGAACCGATGCGCAGACGTTCCAGCTCCGCTTTAACTACCAGACGGCGGGGCTGTACCGGCTGAACATCGACGGCCGCAAGGTCGCTGACCTGATGACTTCGGTGGGAGGCACCACCGCGGGCAGCACCCACCTGATGACGATTGACCTGGGCAGCGCCGCTCCGCGGGCGATCCGGTTGGACTTCTACACGGTCCCGTTCGGCGGGGTGTACCTGCCGCCGTCTGCGACGATGTGGCGCGTCCCGCCGCGGGGCGGCCGGCTGATGGTCCTTGGCGACAGCATCTCGGACGGCTCCGCCATGAACACGGGTGGGGGCGCTGGCACCTGGTTCCATCGCGCAGCGCGGCTGCTGGGGTGCACGGATGCGTGGGATGAGGGCCGGGGCGGTACGGGGTACATCACGCCGGGCGCGTACGCGACGTTCGGGGACCGGGTGGCCGCGGACGTGGTCGGGTGGGCGCCGACCAGGTTGGTGATCTGGGGCGGGTACAACGACAACACGGGCAGCCAGTCGTCGATCGGTTCGGCTGCGGCGTCGCTGTTCTCCGCGGTGAAGACCGGGTTGCCCTCATGTCAGGTACTGGTGCTCGGTTGTTGGGCGCCGACAGCGAGCCCGGCCGGGTCGATCACGAACACGGACACAACGCTGCGCACACAGGCTGCCGCGGCGGGGCTCCCGTTCGTGTCGCCTTTGACGGGCGCGGTGTACGACGGGTCGGGGACGCTGCTGGCGACGCACGGGGCGTTCATCACGTCGGGCAACGCGGCGAGCTATGTGGGCGGGGACAACGTGCATCCGACGGATGCGGGTCATGTGTATCTGTCGCGGCGGATTGTGGCGGCGTGGCGTGAGGCGCTCCCCGCCTAAACCCCTGTCCTATAGTTTTGGGAATTAAATAACGGGATCTTGCACAAGCCACTAACCTGCGGTTTCGACCTGCCGCTTCGCGGCCCGCAAGCAACACGGAAGGCCCCAACGCCTCGGTGGCGCGGGGGCCTTCGTGATCTACCCTGTACGTAGGCGTCCTCACTGCTTGTCCGCCTCGTCAGCAGCAGGCGCAAACGCTAGCTCTCGTGCGATGTGTTCAGCAAGGTGTTGCCGCATCTGAGCAAGCCGCAGCTGGGGCCAGTCGGCAGTCTGCTGGAACGTGTTCAGCGCGCTGTACACCGCCCCTTCGATGCGTCGCTGCTTCTTTTCGATCTCCTCGCGTGCCATGGTCGTGCTCCTCACTGCTCGGCGTGCTGGTCGGGGAGTTCGTCGGAGCGGACGGTCTCGAAGTGCCACCAGCGGCCACCCTCCCACTGCATGACCTGCGCGGTGTCGGCGCCGGACCGGAGTCCCATGCGGACGTGGTCGTATGCCTTGGCCTTACTGGTGTGCTCGATTTCGACGAGCTGAATCCCGCCCTGCGTCAGGATGACGCGCCACGGCTTGCGGGGCTTGGTGGGCATGGTCGTGCTCCTCACTGTTGGGTGGCGGCCTGGAGCATCCACTCGCTCGGCCAGCCGGGTCGGTTGATGGGCAGCTTCGCGGCAGCGATGTCGTGCGTCAGCTCGACGGGGATACCGTCGGTGCCAGCCTGGTCAAGCATCCGCACGTAGTCGATGTCGTCGGACAGGTACGTCCACGGCTCCCCGTCCCGGACTACGGCGAGCATCGCGAAGTCGCTGCCGTCCCAGCCGGAGAGGCCGATCAACTCGGCGTTCCAGGTGACTTCGTCGGCGCCGATCTCTTCGGCCAGCAGGTACTCGACGTGGTCGATGCTCAGGCGCGCCATCTGCTCGGGCATGGTCGTGCTCCTCACTGCTCGTGGTACTTGCGGGTGTGGTTGCGGACGCTGGCCTCGGCGCCCATGTAGTCGCAGTGCTGGCACTTCGTCCAGACTCCCGCGTCGACGGCGGCGTGGCTGACGGAGTGCTGGGGGCCGTAGCCGTGGGCGTGGAGGAATTCGGGTACGGAGCCGCCGTACTTGACGGCGATGAGGGCTGCTTCGGCGGCTTTGTCGTGGCCGGCGGCGAAGAACTTGCCGAGGCCGACTTCTTTGCCGCAGCCGCACCAGCAGTTGCCGGTGGGGAGGAGGCGGGGCTTCTTCGTGCTGTCCGTCATGGTGCGCGATCCTCAGAACTGGTTGGGCTGGATGTCGAAGGTCGTCATGAGGCCACCCCGAGCGCGGGGGTCCCGTTCGTCGATCTCCGCGCGAATGGCATTGAACATGTCGAGCCGCGTAGCCCCCGGCGGCGGGGTGAGGGTGCCCTGGTATCCGTTCATCCAGTAGCCCTGGGCGTTCGGGACCGTGATGGTCGCGAACCAGAAGTGACTGCCCTGTACGGCGGGTTCGGCGTGGGTCTGATTGGTCTCCATGCACCCATGATAGCGATCCTTGGATGCAAGGCAAGGGTGTAATCCAAGGATTCGGGTTGACTTGGGAGGTGAGGTGCCGATCCGCCGTTAAAGGGGCCCACGCTTAGGATCGATCTGGGCGAACAAATGGCAGTACGCCTCCGGTTGGCCGAGGGTGGGCCCCACTCGGCTGGGGCAACGGTCTCCTGATCTTGCGTCTGATGCGGGATAAGCTCACATATCAAGGATCATGACTTGAGGAGCGATCATGGCGGACCTGTACGAACTGCTGGGTGGCAGCACTCCGGAGAACAACCTGGCCGAGGAGTACGTCGGAGCACTCGACCTCTTTGGGCGTCTCGCGAGCGCCATGGAGGATGGCAACATCCGCTACGCGTGGGAGAAGGCTGCTGATGTCCGCCGGTACCTGGAGCGACTTGTACGCGTGGGAGAAGGCTGCTGATGTCCGCCGGTACCTGGAGCGACTTGAGCGGCGTCTCCAAGAGACCGAGGACGACCCCGACGGCGGCGAGCCGTTCACGCGGTTCACCGGAAGCGACTTGGACGGCCAGAAGGTCGCCACCGCTGCCGTGGCATTCGCCCAACAGTACCGAGCCGGGAAACTGCTGCACCCCATTGACCAGTTGAAGGACGAAGCGGTGAAGGCCGAGGTTCAGGCCCGTGAAGAGCGCACCCGTGCGTTCCGTGATGAACTCGGAGGCTGACGGGCAGGTGGTCGACGCCAGACTGATCGACGTCGACCACCTGCCCACCGTACGCTCGCTACTGCCCGCCGAGTTCGACGAGGACCTTCGCGCACGCCTCGCCGCACTCGATGCCGCGTCCGACGAGCATGCCCAGAACCAGCGCCCCGACAACACCACCCGCTCCTACGCCGCGGACTGGAAGACCTGGACCGCGTTCTGCACCCAGCTCCAGATCCCCACCACCGCCGCCACCCGCGGCACCCTCCGCGCCTTCGTCGACTACCTGTGGAACCGGGAGAAGCGCGCCTACTCCACCATCGACCGCAAGCTCGCCGGCGTCACCGTGACCCTGCGGCAGCAGTACAGCGTCGTGGTGGACCCCGAAGCGACCAAGGCCGCCCGCGAGTTGCTGAAGGACTACCGCAAGAAGGCCGAGGAAGCGGAGGAACCCGCCCGGGGCCGCGGGAAGGCCCCGGCGATGCGCCTGGACTCACTGCGGCTGATCGTGTCGAAGTGCGACACCGACATCTTCGGCCTCCGCGACCAGGCCATGCTGCTCCTCGGGTTCTCCATCGCCGCACGCCGCGCCGAGCTCGCTGGGCTGCGCCTGCGGAACATCCGCGATGACGACAACGGTCTCCTGGTCGACGTTCGCGTATCGAAGACCGACCCGCGGACCGTACCTGTCCCGTACGGCACCAACCCGGCCACCTGCCCAGTGCGGGCCTGGAAGGCGTGGCAGGAGGCCGCGCAGATCGCCGACCCGGACCGGCACGCGTTCCGCCGCATCCACCACACCGGCGCCGTGCAGCCGCAGGGCCTCACCCCGCAGCGCGCCGGGGACCTCATCACCGCGGCTGGGCTGCGCGCGGACATCGAGGTGCTGTTCACTGGCCACTCAGTGCGCTCCGGGCTGGCGACGGAGGCGCGGCGGGCCGGCAAGGACCGGAAGGCCATCGCCGCGATCACGGGGCACAAGGAAGGGTCGAAGGTGCTGGACGGGTACATGCAGATCGTGGACCAGTGGGACGAGCAGGACAACGCGCTGATCGGGATCGGGCTGTGAGCGCTGAGCGGAGTCCGCGGGGCATTGTGCGGCTGGAGAACGTCGTGGAGCGGGTGGCGCCGCGGGACCCGGGGCTGTGGGAGGTGCGGCCGCCGCTGCGGCGGGGCCGGCTGGTGTCACGGTCGCGGGCCAGGCAGCTGCGGGCAACTCTGCGGCAGCTGGAGCTGGCCACGGGGGATAGCGGGATGCCGGAGCGGTGCGGCCGGTCGGTGCAGGCCCTGCTGGCGCCGGAGAGCGTGGACGCGTTCCTCGAGCTTGCCAGTCAGGGGACGTTCCGGGACAGGCGGAATCCGGCGGCGGTGGGTACGCCGCTGTCGTGGTCGTCGCTGGGGATGCTGCGGGACTGCCTGGTGATCCTCGGGGAGGAGGTGGGGGTGGAGGTGACGGTGCCGCAGGTGTACCGGGAGCGCCTCGACCTCGCGCCTGTGGCCGGGCAGGAGCAGTTGGAGTTGCTGTACAGGCGGCTGGTGGACGCGGATGCGGCGGGGAGTGCGCTGATGGCGCGGTCGTTGGCGTGTGCGGGGCTGGTGTTGGATTCGCGGATGCGGTCGGGGGATTTGGTGACGCGCCGGGTGGAGGACGTGAGTCTGGATGAGGGCGATCCGTGGGTGGATGCGGTGTGGCATCGCCAGGGGTCGGGGCGGCGGCGTGAGGAGCGTGTGCCGTTGCGTCCGGGGACGGTGGTGGCGTTGCGGCGATGGCTGCGGGTGCGTGAGCGGCTGGTTGGGGGGCTTGAGGGTGCGGATCATGGGGCGTTGTGGGTGACGGTGCATGCCCGTGCCCGCCCGGTGGGGGGCGTGTATCAGACGTATGAGGCGGGCCTGCCGCTGCGGGCGCAGGGTCTGCGGATGGGCTTCGCGAAGGGCATGGCGCGTCTGAATGAGGCGTTGGCGGGCCGGTGGGAGGGGCCGGGTCCGTGGGTGCCGTTGCCGGCCCGGGTGGAGCAGTGGCGGCGCGGGGTGGAGTGGGCACAGGAACAGGCCGCCGCGCGCTAGGTGCCGGGAATGGTGTCCTGGTCGATGTCGTCCGGTCGGCGGCAGCGGGTGCGGTTGGCGGGATCGCAGTCGGCTCCGTATCCCCGGAAGCGTGCGTCGGGGTCGTGGAGTTCGCGTCCGCAGGCTCGGCACCAGACGCGGCGGCGTCCCTGCTCGGGGATGGGCAGGGACGGCTGCTGTGCGGGACGCGAGGTCACTGGCCGATGGCTTCGATCGCGCTGATCGCGTCGTCGATGGCCTGGTTGTAAGCCTCGTCTTCGGGGGTGTCAGTTTCGTCGGTGAGGCGCTCCGCTCGTACGGCTTCGATGGCTTCTCGGAGGATGTCTGCGCGGTTCATGTGGTGCCCCTTCTGCGAAGTAGTGGCGGGGTGGTGAGTTCCGCGAGTACACTGCGTGTTGCGCGTTTCGTGTGTTCAGGCCACCACCCGGTTCGGGGCGGTGGCCTTCGTCATGCCTGGGCTCAGACCGCCGGGCGGTGGAGGTCGACCAGCTCCAACTGCCATGGGTGCCAGCAGTCGGGTACATCGACCGGCATCGTGAACTCTCCCTGCTCGCGGGTGTCCTCGGCGATGGCTGTCAGTCGAAGTTCGGACACCTCACGGTTCTTGTAGGTGATCTGGGCTTTGATGACGTCCCAGTAGACGAAGTCGCTCTTCAGGTGCGCGTCGGAGACGGCGCACTCGATGACGTGAATGACCGACGTGCTAGTGACGCGGCTGGTGGCCATATGGGGCTCCTCTGTCTCGTGGTTCATGGTGTCGCGGTAGGGCAGCTGGTGTTGCCCGGTCAGGCGATCTCCAGGTTGGCGATGCAGTCGAGGGTGAAGTTCCGGGATTCGCCCCGCAGGTGGTCGTAGGCGTGGACGTAGAGGCGGCCGGTCTTCTTGTTGGGCTTCACGAAGTGCGGCTCGATGTCCCGAACGGAGGCTTCGCCGTCAGCCTTGACGTAGGCGATGCGGACACGACGGGCGGTCTCAAGGGTGAAGCGGAGGAAGGCGCGGGGGCCGAGGGTGGTGTAGGCGAAGGCCCGGGTGGTGGTGAGTGCGGCGTGAATGGCTCGGCGGGTGTGTCGCATCGGGTCCCCCTTGGTGGCGTGTGCCCCACAATAGCGGTTCTCTATTGCGCGTGCAATAGGCATGCCGTAAGGTGGGCACCACACCGGGACAGTCCCGACGGCGGGCACACCGCTTGCCAGTGCAATAGACAAAAGGAGGACACTGGATGGCGACGACCCCCACGCGCCCGCCGAACCGCCCCCGGTCCGAACGGCGCACACCGCCGAGAGGACCCCGAGTGCCCCCGAAAAAGCGCCGCGACTACGAAGCCACCCGCGACCTGGTCAACCAGGCAGCCGAACGACTCCGTAAGAACAAGACCACCGAACACCTCGCGGACGCCGTCGCCTACACCCTCACCGACGACTACATCGCCGCCGCCGTCTACCGGCAGCACAACGTCAAAAACCCCAACCTGCCCATCGCCTCCACCGAGACGGAGCGGGCCCGCCTGCACCAGGCCGCCAAGGCCGCCGGCAGCACCCTCACCGCCGACGCCGAGGAGGCATTCCGGGCGTTCGTCGACGGGACGTTCACGCCGAAGCAGCCTGGACGCAAGGCGTGGGGGACGGGCGGTGAGTCGCAGAAGAACATCAACGTCCGCCCGGACAAGGGCCTCCACGACGCGGCAAAGGCACACGGCAAGGCCCTGGCGGAGGAGCTGGGCTGGACGCCGACGCCGGGGGTCGTCGCCAAGCAGTACCTGCTGAAGAAGTACCCGGCACCCGAGGCTGACGCCGGCGAGTAGCCCCTGGCGGGGCGCGTCGGGAGCCGACACCCACCGCGCCCCGCAGCACCACACATCACGAATATCTGGAGACCTCATGCCGAACGGCACCCAGGCCCCCGCAACTGCGGAGGGCCCCACTCAGCACACCCAAAACCAGAGCGACCGCCCCGCCGGCACCTACGGATACACCCGCGAACAGCAGATTCTCGCCCTCCACAAGCTTCGCGAGCCGTTCGTGCAGTCCGAGGTCCGCTACCGGCCCCAGCCCTATTGCAAGAAGTGCAGCAACGCTACGGGCTGGCCCAAGGTCTGTGAACGGCACACCGAGATCAAGTGCCACCGCTGCAACGGCCAGAAGATCACCGAAGCGCACATCTGCCTGAAGTACATCGGGCACGCCGAGGCAACGAACCGGCTGCTTAATGCCGACCCGTTCTGGGACTGGGAGCCGCTGTCCTACGACGAGCGGGGCCTGCCGCAGTTCGACAACGTGCCTGGCCTGTGGATTCGTCTCACGGTATGCGGCATGACCCGCATCGGATACGGAGACGCCACCGGCAAAGCCGGCGCGAATGCCATCAAGGAGATCATCGGCGACGCCATCCGCAACGCCGGCATGCGCTTCGGCATGGCACTGAACCTGTGGACCTCCTCTGATCTGGAGATCATTGAGCCGGGCGTGGAACTGACGCCAGAACTGGCCGCCGAACTGGGGACCAGCCCAGGCCCTGCGCCCCAGCCGACGCCCGCCCCGGCCAAGGGACCTGAGGCCACCCCGCCAGCGCAACCGCAGCGGCAATCGCGTTCGGCGCCCGCCCAGCAGTCCGAGACCGCGTCGGATCGGCCGGCCATGACTCCGGAGCAGTCTCAGGCGATGGCCCTGGAGGAGTTCAAGCCGAAGGTCCTCAACGGGTGGAACAACGCCGGCGCCACTCAACAGAACCTTCTGGAGGCCACAGCGAAGTCCCTGCTGAACGAGGTTATTCCGGCTGGCCCCGACAAGATCCCGACGCGTATCGAGGACCTGCTCAAGAACCGACTGGCGGAGCTGAAGGCCGCCCGGCAGGAGAGGAACGCCGCCTGATGGCAGCCGGGAAGGAACCAATCCCCTCCGACGCCGAACTGCGATTCATCGAGGCCGTGAGCAGCGGGACAGTACACATCGCTGTCAAATACGGGACGTACGACATCGCTCGCAGTCCGCAGGTCAGCGCCGTCTCTTCTGGAGGATCGGCGTTCATTGCGCTAGCCCTTCACCCCACGGTCACCCGCTGCGGAAGGCGGACGTTCCCGCAGGCCGAGAAGGACCACCAGGGTACCGACCGGTTCAGCGACGATCAGTTGTGCGCAGCCTGCTACCGCACGCTCACCCCAGAGGATCAGGAGCGCGCCTTCGAGCACAAGCAACCCGAAGGCGCCTGATGGCGGCCGCCCAACTGGATGTGGAGGGGCGGGAGGTGCCGGCCACCACGGTCGGCCCACCCGCCCCTCCATCGGCCCCCGCGCCGAAGAAGAAGCCCGCACCACCGCCGCCGGAACCCTGCCCCGGCCAGATACCCGTACCGCTCCCGAGGGAGGTCCTGCTGTGCGACTCCACCGACTCCACGCCGCCGCTACTGCTGTGGTGATGTGGCCCCTCGAAACCCTCGTCCGCCTCACCGACCGGACCATCTACGCCTGGCATCAGCGCCGCGACCGCAGCCTGCACCAGAAGCTGACCCGCCAGGTGGCCCGCGACGTCACCGCCGCCGAGGACCCGCAGGCCGTCACCGAACAGATCCTGGCCGCCGCCTACAAGGCCTTCTACGAATCGACACCGCACCCAACCGCATAGAGACGGAGTGAGCGCCATGCTCATAGCCCCTACGGCGGTCGTGGCGCTCCTCCTCCTGACCGGCCTGTACCGGGCCGTGCGGGGATGGCGCCGTCGCCTCGCCGCCGAACGCACCGCCCAGCGCCTCCTCTTGGCGCAGCTACAACGAGACAACGAAGCCCTCACCGCGGGCGCCCTCTACAGGGCGGCCGCGGTCCGCGTTTTGGACGACGCCCACCGGGTTCTCGACCAGGCGCTCGCCATGTACGGCCACCACCCCACACACCCCGACCGGAAGGGAGACGGCGATGAGCAGCCGTAACCGCGCCTACTACACGCTGATAGATCACCGGTTCTACGCCTACCGCGGCTGCGCACCGGACCCCGACCAGCCCGACCGCGCGCAGGGCGACACTGCGGTGAGCGTGAATGCGTGGTTGCCGTACACGGAGGACGAGCAGGAGACCCCGTCGGCCCGCAACGCCCGCCAAGCCGCCGCCCAGCGTGTGTGCGGCTCCTGCCCGGTGCGCGCTGAGTGCGAGGCGTATGCCCTGTCGGAGACCGGCGACGGCAAGCTCAGCGAGCCGGAGGGGGTGTGGGGCGGCATGCTGCCCCTGGCCCGCCACCGTGACCTCGTCGCCCGCCGCACCGCCAAGACCCCTGCGGCAGCCGCGGCCACGATCGACGCCAAGCGGCTGGACGAGGCCCGCACCGACCAGAAGCAGGCCGTCCTCCGGTCGCTGGCCACCAACGTGGACGAGGAGCTGGTGGCGTACGGGGCCGGCATGGACGTGCGCACCGCCAACTGGCACCGGAGCTTGCTGTGCGGGCTGCTCGGCCTGGACAAGGAACGCGCCACCCGCCAGCAGCTTCTCGACACCGCCCGCACCCTCGGCGTGCTCCCGGCCGGCGTGCGGGTCGTTCCAGACGGGGACGTGCCGATCGCCGCCGCGCCGAATACGGACGGCTCCCGACAGCGGCGTCTCGCTCGCGGCCGACGCCTGCCCACCAGCTCGGTGCAGCTGATCCTCCCCGGCTACGAGCAGCTGCTCCGCGTACCCCGCCCCCGCCGCACCACCCGGCCGGCCGGTCCCCGGCTGCGCGTCGTCCGCATCGTCGCCGAGCCGCTCACGTTCGACATCCTCCTTCCCGCCACCACCACGCTGGAGCCTGCCGCATGACCACCGGACCCCAACTCCCCACCACCACCCCGCTCGACGTGGCCGCCATCGACGAGGCCCTGCACGGCCGCAACCTGCGCTCCGCCGCGGTCATCGCGGGCATCCTCGACGCGGGCCTCCTCAACCACGCCGGGCGCCCCGACAAGCTCCCCACCGCGATGTTCCCCGACGTGCCGGAGGACGCCGTGCAGGCGATATGGAACATGGCGCTCACCGTCGGCATCTGGGCCGGCAAGGCGATGCTGCGCCCACAGTGGCGACCCGAAGAGCTGGACGGGTTCCAGCGGGCCCTCGACGAGGCCGGGCACCGCGCCATGGCAGGCGGGGTGGCCGTCGCCGCGCAGTGCGGCCGCCGTACGCACCCCGCCGACGAGGACCTGCTGCTGTGGGGAGACCACGAGTGACCGCCGGCCGCGGGCGCCCCGTCACGTTCGACGAGCCCGCCCAGGCGGAGTTCCTGCGCCTCGTCGCCTCCGGCGTCCGCATCGGGGAGGCCGCCGACAAGCTGGGCGTCAGCCGCCGCACCCCGACGCAACTCAAGACCCGGGACCGGGGCTTCGCTGAGCGTCTTGCCGCCGCCAAGACCGCGGGCAGCGTCGCCCGCATCCCGCACGGCACACCCGGCGGCTACAACAACCACGGCTGCCGCCGCCCTTGCTGCCGAGCCGAAGCCACCGCAGCCCGCGCCGCACACCGCGACACCACCCGAGACGACAGAACCGCACAGGTTCACCCACTGCCGGTGGTCCAACCACGCACCGCAACAACCAAGTTCTCGGTGCTAGCCGATGTCTCGTAGTGCAAAGCCGCAGGCTGCTGACCTGCGCAAGATCCCGTTATTTCTTTCCCAAAACTATAGGACAGGGGCGCGGGCACGTGAGACGAGCCGATGAGCTGGTCATACGGCCAGACCACCATTAATCGACACGACCCCCGGAAGGGTGGAGGGGTGGAGAGCAAAACCGGTAGGCTGGGGCCTGCGCCAGACGACCATTCAGGTACTGACGGCCACTCAAACTGCAAATGGAGCGGCCCCGCTCCCCCGGCTGGTAACCGGGATCAAAGCGAGGCCGTTGCCGGGCGCCAACCCGGCCATCGCCAACCACATACAGGAAAGGCCGACGACATGGCTCAGAGTACCCGGACATCCGGGCCTAACGGCAGTGGGACCCCAGCCATCACCGTGAAGATCACACCGGTGCTGGACAGCGCGGACCCTGTCACCACTACCAACGGCTCACTGTGAGCGCCCCGGCCGGAAGCACGCCGGCCATCGACCCCACCCTGCACCGACCTTCCCGCGCGTCCGCGACTAGCGGCATGTGCGAGTACTGCGGGGTGCTCGAAGGCGAGGACGCGCAGCGCTGCCCAGGATGGCTTGAGCACCGAGCAACCCAGGTCTACCGAGTTGAGGGCTGGGAGTACGACGCCTGGACCATGATGTCCGGCGCCAAGGACACCATCGCCGAGGCCGAGCTGCGCATGGGACAGCTGAAGGCCCGATTCCCCGAGACTCCGATGCGGATCGTCGCTGAGACGACCAGCTACATGGTCGTGCGCACCGCACCGGGACAGGCCCCACCGAGTGATGGAGATCAGATGACGTAGCGCTAACCGGCGGGAGATTCCTCGACCGCCCCGGGCCGCCTCCGCCAACCGGTGTTACCAGCACCGGCCGGACTACGGCCCCTCTGCTGCTGGACGGGTTACCAGCCCTCCAGCGTTCGGACCGCCCCGAGTACCACCCCGGTTGCGCTCCGAGCAATCCGCTTCTGCCGAGAAGCACCCCACGAACACGAGGGGCTTTTTCATGCCCTCTTCCAAGAACAGGACGGGTACATAGTGCACGACGTTCACACCACTTGTCAGCTCAGCGATGCCGGAACGGGCGATTCGTCCCGGATTTCCCTCCCCGGACAGCGCAACCACGGCGCCAGGCCGGCACTCCGTGTCGCCCCCAGCCACCAGTGGCTCAGCACCACCACCGGCCGCATCGCCAAAGGGCAGCCCTGGATGATGGCCGTCCACTGGGCCGCCGACACCAAAGCCAAGCGCTACACCCCCAGCAGCAGCCACGGCCCCCGCGGCATGAACCACACCACCCTCCGCATCTGCCAGGAGATCGCCAACCTCAAGGTCTGCCGGCCCGGCGTCGCCTACCTCATGCGGAAGCTGAAGCTGAGCGAGCGGTCCGTCGAATACCACCTCGGCATGCTGCGCGAGGCCGGGCTACTCGTGTACCGCACCAAGGGCACCAACGTCACCGGCATCGGCGGGCAGGCGTCCGTCTTCGAGCGCGTCATCCCCGTCGCCTACGACGAGCACCACGGCATCCGCACCACCGGCGAAGGGGTGCAACGGCGTCAGGTCGGCGCCGCACCGGAGTCCCGGAACGTGCTCGGGAAGCTGTCGAAGAAGGCCGCCCGGAAGGTCCGCCGCCCCCGCTCCAAGAAGGCCTCCAGCGCCGAGGGCCGTTGCACCCTAATGCAGGGTGGTACCTCAGCGTCTTCCACTGCGGGTACATCTACCTATCCCTCTGAGAGCAAGCTCGCCAGCGGGACCAGCAATTGCCCCACCCCGAAGATCCCCAAGCAGAGGGCCCGCCGTACCCTCAACCGTGTCGGCCGCCGCCACCAGCTCGCCCGTGAACTCATCGGCCAGGTGCCGTGGCTCGGCAACGCCAACCCCGACCGCATCGCCTGGGTAGCCCGCGAAGTCGCCGACGCCGGCTGGAGCAGCACCGAAGTCGCCGCCTACCTCGACCAGTTCGCCCTCGGTCCGGCCGACGGCATCCGCCGTCCCTCCGGGGTCCTCGCCCGCCGCCTCCGCGGTGCAACCCGCATCCTCCGCACCCCACAGGCCCGGCAGGAGTGCGTCCAAGCGTGGCGCGACTCCCAGCAAGCCGCCCGCAGCGAGCACGACCGCGCGCAGTACGAGACGTTCGGGCCCGGCCCGTCCAGCGCCAGCGTCCAGCGCCTCGTCCAGGAAGCCTTCCGCCGCATCCCCACCCAGCAGATCGAGGAGACCCACGTCATGGACGAGATCACAGCCGACAGCCCCGCCATGGTCCTCGAGGACCTGACCCGCGACGAGGTCATCGACATGCGCGCGGCGGCCGCTAAGGACCCCGACCTGATCTGCATGGCCGTCGACCTCATGGGCGAGGACAAGGCCCGCCGCCTGTACACGAACGCCGCCGTCGACCGCTACCTCGCCAACCAGGAGATCTACGCATGAGCCGTAAGAAGCGCAACACCAGCAGCCGCGCCGCCAAGGTTCGACGCCAAGCCCAAGCCCGTGCGGCCCGCCAGCAGAACCACGTCAGCACCGACTGGGACTCCACCCTCGCGGCCTTCACTCAGGCCATGGCCACCGGATCCCTGCGGATGATGTGCGATGACGGGGAGGCCCGCGACGTAACCATCACGCAGATCCGCGAGCACATCAACGCTGGGCTGGCGGCCGACGGAGAAGAGCCGGTCACTACGGAAGAGTTCGCGGCGTTCCTCGAGGAAGACCTCCGCATCGGAGCCCTGAGGCTGCGCTCCGACGGCCTATGGGACAGCGTCGTCGATTATTCAGCCTCATCGACGGCGGCGTCATGACTGCCACCCGTGAGTCATCCGGCAAGGATCTCGCCCGGCAGGCCCTGGCCCAGTACAAGGCCCTCGCCAAGCAGGTGCCAGCGACCAAAGCGGCTCACGGCCGGAACCAGAGTAAGCGGGTTGGCGCCCGGTACGGCGACGGCCGCGATCCCAAGCCTCTCAGCGCCGTCATCGACCAACTCGCTGAGGACGGCGACCTGAAGGCCGGCACCCAAGGCGGCAGCATCCGCGACCGCTGGAACCAGCTCTGCCCCGAGGGCTTGCGCGGCAAGATCGAGCCCGTCGGCTACGCCAAGGCCCGCGCCTGTCTGCTGCTGAAGCCGGCTAACCCGACAGTGGCCGCCTACCTACGCACCATGTACGGGCCGACGCTCGTGAAGCACCTACAGGAGCAGGGTGCTGCCGTGCGGGCCATCCGAGTCACCAACGTCGGTCCCATAACCGACCCGGTCCAGCAGGAGGAGGAGCTCGCTCCAGCGCCGGAGCTGCCCGTGAAAAGGAGGGAGACCGCGTCTCCCGGTTACCGGGCCGCGCTCGCCGCGCATCAGGCACACGCTGCCGAACGGCCCGTCACCGAGATACAGCAGCGCATCCAGGCCGCCGCCCACGCCCAGACGGAAGCACTCCGCGCCAAGCGGGAGGACCCGGCGGGTCATCGCGACGCCGTGTGGTTCACCTCGGACCTCGAGGAGAAGGCCGCCGCCGCGCGGGAACAGGCCCGGCAGGTCGCCATCCGGCGAGCCCGCGCCGAACGAGCCGACCGTGGCCCCGCCCTCCCTACCACCGTCTTCCAACGCACTGCCTGAGAAGAGAGAGGCACATGGTTTCAAAACCCGGTTTTGACACCACGGCCTGCCCTGCGCTGCGGGAGGGTTCAAAACCGGGTTTTGAAAGCCCCGCAGCGACTCGCCGCGCCCGACGCCCAGCCCCCTCCACAGGCCGTGGCATGCTGTCCCGGTCCGCCAGTACTGGCCCCACGGGGCCGGGAAGCATACGGAAGCTACGGAGCAACACATGGCACGGATCACCGCGCTCATCAACCGCAAGGGCGGGGTCGGCAAGTCCACCCTCACCGTGAACACAGCGGCCATCACAGCCCACGTCCTCGGAACAGCCCCAGAAGGCGAACCCAACTACGTCGCCGCAGTCTCCGCCGACCCCCAAGGCTCAGCCACCTGGTGGTCCGAACGCGTCGGAGACGACCTGCCCTTCTCCTTCATCCAGACCAAGTCACGCTCGGACCTCGAGTACTTCCCCGAGCTGAAGAAGTCCCGCAAGGTCAAGCACGCCTTCATCGACACCCCCGGCTGGATGGACCTCCCCGACGACGAGAAGCAGAAGGCCGGCGACCCCTTCGGTAACAGCGCCGCAGCCGACGCCATGCGCGCGGTCCTGGCCAACGCCGACGACATCATCGTCCCCATCGAGCCGGAACCCCTCGGCTTCATGCCGACGAAGGACACCATCGAAGAGGTCGTCAAGCCTCTCGGGCTGCCCTACCTCGTTGTCATCAACAACTGGGACCCCCGCGACGGAACAGCCGACCTCGAGCAGACCCAGGCGTTCGTAGAGGCGCAGGGCTGGAAGCTCGCCAACACCGTGATCCGCCACTACAAGGTCCACACGCGTGCAGCCCTCGAAGGGACTGTGGTCACCCAGTACCGCAAGAACCGGGTTGCCATGGAAGCCCGTGAGGACTTCTACCAGCTCGCGGTCGAGATCGGCGCCGGCAAGAAGGACCGGCGCTGATGGCGAAGAAGAAGGACAGCTGGACCTCCCTCCTCGGCACCAACAACCCCAAAGCTGCGGGTGACGGCGAGGACACAGGCAGCGGCCCAACGGAACCTCAAGAGCCGCCCGTTACGGTGCTGATGCACACCATCGCCCGTAACCCGGAGAACCCGCGTACCGACGCGGACTACTCCGACGAGGACGACGAGTTCCGTGAGCTCAAAGCCTCCATGCGGGAGATCGGCCAGCTTCAGGGACTGTCCGTCGTTTCGCGAGACGTGTACCTGCGTCTCAAGCCACAGCACGCGAAATCCCTCGAGGCTGTCGACTGGGTCGTCGTCACTGGAAACCGTCGGCTTGCCGCCGCCCGGCAACTGGGGTGGACTCGCGTCGATATCCGGGTGCAGGACCATCTCGGTGACGACGACGGGCAGATCGACGAGGCCGTCATCATCGAGAACATCCACCGCAAGAACATCGACCCGATCAAAGAGGCCGAGTTCTTGCAGCGCATGGTGGAGAAGCACGGTTCTCAGGACAACGTAGCCGCGCGGATCGGCAAGTCGCAGATGTACGTCTCTCACCGACTGGCGTTGCTGAAGTTGGCTCCCGACGTGCAAGAGCAGGTCGGCACCCCGGGCTTCAAGATCAAGGAAGCTCGGGCGTTGGCGGGAAGAACTCAGGATCCTGAGGCGCAGCGTGCTGCGGTCACCAAGATGCAGGAAGAGGCCTCCAAACCGAAGGCTAAGCGGCAGCCGAAGCAGGCTCAGGCTCAAAACCCGGTTTTGAAGCCCGCCGAAGAAGCGGCGGTTCCGGAGCAACCGGCGAGTGTTCAAAACCCGGTTTTGAAGCCCCCGGCCCCGAGGACGCTGGGAGAGGACGGTCAGCCAGATCGCCACGATCAGGTCGCCAAGGATGGTGAGGGCACCCGAGACCTTCGGGATAGCCTGGAAAGCGTGCACGAGAATTGGCTACCCCTTCAGAAGCCTGAGGTGCTGGCGCGCGCGCTTCAGGAACGAATGACGCCGTCGAACTTTGAGCAGATGGTGAAGGTGGCCCAGACCCTGATCTGAGGCGGGCGGCCCCGATTCCCCGCGGTGGGGGAGCGGGGCCGTTTTGTGCGTTGGGCGCGGATTGCCGGGGGTTCTCCGTCACCTGTCCGAGTACACCGCCCCGGCGCTCTTGCCCCGCAGGTGCGGCGGTTCTTGCCTGGGGTGTGCCGCTGTGGGAGCGGCGACGGGGTCTGGGCGGCTGGCGGCTCGCAGACGTGGCCGCTGTGGAGCAGCCGACCCGGGCCCCGACAACCCCACCGAAACCACGGGGTGCATCCACTACCAGCATGGACAGTTCCGCCGCTACACTGGCCGTGTTCTCACGGACGCGCCCTCCGGGGCCGCTCACATGAGGTCTCCGCGCCCCCGCCAGGGCCACCAAGGGTTGTCGGCACTTCCCTCGGCCAAGGCGGGGGCGCACTCATATCCACCCCCAGACGGGCGCTCACGGTGACTGTGTGGCTGAGACTCGTCGCGCAGCGGCACCGAATGCGCAAATTCGCATCAAAAAGGCGCCCCTAAGTTCCACAGCCCGTTGCTGGATGGGACAGTGCACACAGCGCCCCGCGGACGGGGACACCGGCACCCCTCCGCCACCCTTCCCAGCGCCGGACAGCGAGCGGAGACCCCATGCCCGGACCCGAGGCGGCCGGCTCCACCCCACCGCCCCCCACACCCACCTCAGCGCCCGAGGCGGATGTCATCGACCTACACGCACGCGCCCTCGCCCGAACCTCGAGCAGGCAGGACGCGACCATGGCAGCAGCACCCGAACCACCCGCCGACCCCGTCGGCGAGCAGTACGCGGTCGAGGCGGAGGCCCTGTACATCAGCCAGGGCATGACCCTCACCACGCCAGCCACCGCGGCCGCGCACCGCATCGCCCTCGCCCTCGCCCTCAACGCCATCGACGGGGCCCTCGACCGCGGCTACATCACCACCGACGCCCACACCCGGCTCCGCGGCACCCTCCTGGCAGCGCAACGCGCCCCCGACGCTCTGTGACTGACGAGTAGGCAATCTGTCTACCAGCAGCGGCGATTATGACCGTTCGACCACAACCATCCGCGCCGCTCAGCGGATGCGTCCGAATGCTGTTGAACGCGCGACAACTAGTGCCAGAATGGGGCGTCCGGAACAACCGGGAGTAACGCATTCCGGCCCCGGCGCGCGACCCGCAGCCCCACCTGCCCCCGCCACGCGCCCCCAGGGCCCAGAACGGACGGGGACCACATGGGCGACCAGGAAAGCGCCACAGCAGCAGCCGGCATGCGGTACCTCCGCGAGGAACTCACCGCCATGCGGCCGCGTGCTATCGGAAACAGGCCCCGGGCCACACGAGTCCACGGGCAGCCACCCTGCGACATCGAAATCCTCGACCACCTGCGGTCCACCCGAAGCGAACTGATCGAGACGACCCGGATCCTCCTCGCCGGGGAGCCGTGCAGGAACGTGCCGCCGCCGCCCGCGGACGAAGGTATTTTCCAGTGGGCCGCGGACGCCACCGCGCACCTCGCTGAAGAGAAACGGCAGGTACGGGAGGCCATCGCCTACGGCAAGGTCCTCGAGCAGAAGATCCTCACCGGGGACCGCCGCGTCATCCGCACGCACCGCTGCCCCGCCTGCCGCTGCTACTCACTGATGTGGCGCGCACCGATCGAACGCGCCGTATGCATTCAGGACGAGTGTCGCGACGAGCTCGGCCGGGCATCCCAGTGGGAATTGCGTCAGATCGCCCACCACCACGTGACGTCCCGTCCCCAGCGGGCCGCCAACTAGCACCACCGCACCACCGCTTCACCGGGTGTCCCCAGCATCCGCGCATCACCGCCGGCCTCCACCCGGCACGCACGACCAACACCATCCAGGCCTGCCGGAGCTGCGACCGCCACGGCCATAGCCCTGGAGTGTGCCGCGTGGCCATCGCGATACCGAGCCCCGCCCCCGCAGTCGACGATCTCGTCCCCCTGAAGGACGCGTCGGCGTTCCTCTCTCAGTCCGGCCACAGCGTGTCGGTGTCGACGTTGTACCGCTGGATCGACCGGTACGAGTGGCTGACGGTCGTCAGGCGCGGCCGCAAGAACCTGATCAGCATGTCGGCAGCGCTTAGGGCGCAGCGCGACGAGCTGGACCGTCTCGGCTCCTGACCTGCGGCTCAACCTCATAGCTGGCCCCGCCCCAACCCCCAGGGGGCGGGGTCTTCTTCATGACCTCACACATTCCTATTGCATGTGCACTATCAATGTGTCATGCTCGAAGAGTCAGCAAGGGACGGGCCCAACAGCCCTCCAGCTACAGGAGCTCTCACATGACTCTGACCCTGGACAGGCCCGTGACCACCCGGACCGCCATCTCCTACCGAGACCTCACCCCCCAGCAGAAAGCCGGCTGGGACCAGCTCCTCACCGACACCTACGACGCCACGGACGCCTTCACCATCAAGGCCCTCCACCGCGCAGCCGCCACCTGGCTCGGCATCCAGCTCCCCGACGGTGACGAACTCGTCGAATGCAGCTGCGAGATGTGCCCCGACGCCTGCGACCGCATCGCCCCGCTCAGCCTCTGCGCTGTGTACCTCGACGGCGAGACCCAGCGCCCGCAGTGCCCCGCTTGCGCAAAGCACCACCGCATCACCAGCGACTAGCCGACAGTCGCCCCACCCGCTCCGGCCCGGCCCCGGTCGAACACCCGACGGCCCCACCACCACAACCCCGCCGGCAGTAGCTCCCCCGGCCGGGCCGGACACCACCACCGCGCACCCCGCAGGAGACAGCCATGTCCAGCACCGGACTCGTCCTCGAAACCACCCGAGACATCGTCAACTACCACGGCCTCGCCACCAGCAGCTGGCACTTCGCCCACCGCGACGGCCGCCTCCACCTCGCGGCAGCCGTCTACCGCGCCGTCACCGGCACCACCCCGGAGAGCTTCTACAAGCACCCGCAAATGGCACTGCTGCTCATCGAGAGCAACGAGACCGTCATGGAAACCGTGCGCTGGATCTCCGCAGTGCTCCCCACCGAGCCCCCGACGGACATGGAAACCGGCGCCGACGACCACCTGGTGCACCTCGACCGGTGGCTCGACGAAGAGGACTTCTTCACCGGCCGACGCCCCAACGTCAGCGACGTCATCGGCCTCCTGATCCGCGCCCAGGAGACCGCCGACAACCTCACCGACATCCCCACCCCGCGCCTCGCCGCCTGACCACCCGCCAGGAGAACCCGCCATGGACTCCATCGACTTCATCAACGACGAAGACTTCGACCCCTACGAGCCCCAGACCCTCGCCGAGGAGAAGGACTACCTCCAGGCCTGCACTGACGTCTGGAAGGCCTACGACGAGGAGGGCGTCAGCGTCGACCGGCTGACAGACCGATACGGCTTCATCGAAGACCCCCGCTACAGCGACTTCAGCGCCGCCTACTCCGCCGGCTACCTCTCCCAGATCCGCAACCTCCGCACCGCCGAGATCTTCGGCCAGATCCTCAGCGAGGACGCCCGATGAACCACGACGCCCTCATCTGCACGCAGGAGGCCGCCCACGCCGCCGGCCTGGACGTGGCCCCCACCCCGAGCGAGCTGATCGCCATGGCGGACGCCATCGTCCGCACCTGGGGCGACCGGTCCGCGGAGCCCGAAGACGAGGTTGGAAGCACCGCGGACGCCGGAGCACAGCTTGCCCGCGCGCTACCGCTGGTACTGGCCGAGCTGGACCGGGTCCGTTCCGAGCGGGACGCCTTCGCCGACCGCGTCGACACCCTCACCGCCGTCGCCAAGAGCAACAAGCGGCACGTCCAGGCGATGTACGCCGACCTTCAGACGGCCAACCGCGAGCGCGACGAGCTGAAGCAGCGCATCGCCGCACTGGAGGACGCAGCCATCTGCCCGTCCGTCGCCAAGCTCTACGGCACCCGCTGCACCCTCCCGGTCCGACACCGCGGCGAACACCAGGACCCCGAGAAGCGCCAGTTCTGGACCGACGAGCACGCCGCCCCGGCCGCCTGACACCTCACCACCACACCCACCCTCGCAATTGGAGATGACTGTGATGACCACCCTCGACCGCCCCACCCAGACCACCACCGAATGGCAGCTCAGCCGGTACAACCTCAGCCAGATCGACGACCAGATCGACCGCGACGGGATCTACGCCAAGGGCTACTGGGAGGACGTCGACGGCTACCTGACCGTCACCGGCCTCCGAATCGGCACCGGAGAGACCCGGCAGCCCCGGATTGTTGCCCGCTTCGGCGACTTCATCACCCGTTCCACGGACGGCACCTACTCCGTCCGCCCCGCCACCCGCGAGCAGGCCGCGGCCTTCCGCAAGAAGGACTCCCTCCTCGCCGAGCAGCGCCACCAGCTCTTCGACCTCGACCTGGACTCCGCCTACACCATCCCCGGCTGCATCTGCGTCGCCCTGCCGAAGACGGCCGCGTGACCCGAGCCCCACCCGCCGGGCGACCCCACCGCCCGGCACCCGCCCCAACCTTCAGGAGCAGCAATGGACCAGCGCCTCACCCGCATCCGCAACGAAGCCGCCCAACACCTCCAGACCGACGACGACATCACCTACCTCCTCGGCCTCATCGACCAGCTCACCGACGAATACGGCGAACTCGTCCGGGCCCTCGGCCTCAACGACAACCCATGAACACCTACCTGGCGGCCTGCTACCTCAAGACCGAATTCCCCAGCAGGCGAGCAGGCCGCCGCCGCGCACGCCAACTCCGCGGAGAAGGCGCCGGCCCTCTCGACGAATACCGCTGCACCTTCTGCGGCGCCGTCCACATAGGCCACCAACGCGGCCACGCCACACACCTCCGCGCCGGCCCCAACGGCCCCACCCCCGTCCACCACCTCGCCAAGGAATACGCAGCATGACCCTCACCGCCCCCGAACCCGCAGCGCCCACCTGGGACCACCGCGCTGCCATCGCCGTCTACGGCACCCCCGCCGGCCAAGGAGCCATCAGCTTCCTCGGCAAAGGCCGCGGAGCCCGCCACACCAACGACAAAACCCTCAAGCCCTGGCGCCAAGCCATCGTCCTCGCCACCCGCGACACCACCGGCTGCCACGGCTACACCGACTTCAACGGCATCTGCCTCACCTGCCGAACCCCCAAGCCCGACCACGGCCTCTATGCCAACATCCCCACCGCCGTCGACATCACCATCACCGTCCCCAAGCCGAAGAGCGCACCCAAGCGCCGCCGCACCTGGCCCATCACCCGAGCCAGCTCAGACATCGACCACCACGCCCGCGCATGCCTCGACGCCCTCTCGCTGTCCGGCGTCATCCGCGACGACTCCCAGATCACCGAACTCGCCATCCGCAAGGTCTACCCCGGCGAACACCCCGAAGCCCTCCCCACGCCCGGAGCCCTCATCCGCCTCTACACCCTTGCAGGAGCCCCCGAATGAGCACCCTCACCGGCCGCCCTACGAGAGAGGCCGCGCTGACCCCCGAATTGCCGAGTAACCACCCGTACGCGGTTCGGGAGAAGAGGACCGTGATGAACTACGCGCTGAGGGCCAAAGGGCTCCCCGTAAAGATCTGCTCTCGCTGTCTGACGGTGAAGGCGTTGCCGGCATTCAACCGGTACAGCAGCTCCTCCGATGGCCGCAGTTCCTACTGTCGGAGCTGCCACGCCGACTATCACACACGGAAGTCTGGCGATCTGGCGTACCTAGAGACGCGGCGGCGCAGTTCGGTGGCCTTCTACTGGGCCAATGCAGCAGCCCGTCGTCAGTATTCGGCAGATCGGCATGCCGTGATTCGGCAGATCAACTTGGCTAAGAACTCCGGGCGGGTTCAGGATCCCAACGTTCTCAAGCGCTGTGCTGGCCAGTGCGGTCAGCTTCTACCCGAAACGGAGTTCCGGCTTGACCGTGGTCAGCCGGATGGGCTGCGCACTCGTTGTCGGGACTGTGCCGGGCGCGACGCCCGTCGCATATGCCGTGAGGCGTACGGCGCTCCTGCCGGGCAGGTCTGTTACCTGTGCCTGAACGTGATCGCGAGTAGCCAAGACGCGCAAGCCGATCACCTGCTTCCCGTCAGCCTTGGCGGGCCTGATGTGCCGTCCAATCTTTGGTGGACCCACGGCTTCTGCAATGGCAGCCGCGGAGCGCGGGCACTTACCGCAGCCGAATGGGAGCGGGTGCGGGGCTTCCAGCGCCAGGCCGAGGCCATTGAGAACCCCGAACCAATCACTAAGGAGGCCAAGTCATGAGCGCCCCCGCTTCGTCTACCGCGCGGCCCCGCGTAGACGCCAGCAACTGGCAGCACCACAAGGTCTGCACCGAGAACGACTTCGATCTGTTCATGAGCGACGACCCGGCTGATCACGACGAGGCCAAGCAGATCTGCGCCGTGTGCCCTGCACGCCCGTTCTGCCTTCAGTTCGCTCTGGATGAGAAGGCCGACTTTGGGGTGTTCGGCGGGCTGGGCCCGAATGAGCGACTTCGGCTTCGCGGGTGCCGGCCTCGGTATGTGTCGGATCGCGAGCCGCAGTGGCAGAGGGTTCTCCAGGAGCATCGTCAGGAGCTGCTGAGGTTTCAGAGCCTTGGGCTGTCGGGGGCGGGGATCGGGAAGCTTTTGGGGTTCCCGACGCAGGCCGTGAACCGCGCTATGCGTGAGCTGGACGAGCAGGCCGCCCTGGACGCTGCTGCGGTAGAGCTGGAGGTGGCGTGACCATGGGTGCTACGACTCCCGCGCAGCGGGCCGCGAAGACGGCGTGGGCGCGCCGGAGGCGTCGGCTCATCGCCTACGGCCAGTGGGACCCGTTTCTTCCCGCCGGCCCAGTTCGAGCGCACGTCCACGCCGTCTTGGATGCGGGGTTGCCGCAGTCCGCTCTGGCGGAGAACGTCGGCGTCGGTGTCGGCTCCCTGCGCCACCTCCTGTATGGCACCAGGGGGCAGATGGGCGACAAGGTGACCCGGGAACTGGGGGAGGCGCTGCTGGGCTACTGGCCGAAGCTGTCGGACTTCCCTGACCACGCGAGCGTTGATGGCACTGGGACGCGTCGCCGTGTGCAGGCCCTGGCCGTTGTGGGCTGGCCCCAGGCGGTTGTGGCTGAGCGCCTGGGTAGGGGCAAGAGGGCGTTCGGGGCTTCGTGCCACGCCGCGCGGGTGTCCGCTGGCCTGGCGAAGGCGGTTGCGCTTCTCTATGACGAGTTGTGGAAGCAGCGGCCGGAGGACCACGGTGTGGCGTCTTGGGTGGCTGATCGATGCCGCCGTGCGGCAGCCCGTGACGGTTTCATTGGCCCTCTGGGCTGGGAAGACGAGGCCATCGACGACCCGAACGCAGAGCCCGTGACTGACTCTGAGCCGGAGACGGCAGACGGGGACGCCTACGTAGATGAGGCCGCGGTCCTCCGCTACCTGAATACCCCGGGCGCTCAGGTCACTGATGCCGATCGACTCGCCGCGATCGTCGAAGGCCTCCGCCGCGGCATGGCGTACATCGACTTCGATGCCCTCCACAACCTGGAGAAGGGCGCGACGCAGAAGTGGGTGGACGCCCGCAGGCTGCATGCCAAGCGCCATGGCCTCGAGTTCCCTGTGCTGGTGCGCGCGGGCGAGTCCCGGCACCTGACCAAGGGTGAGGTGGTCTCGATGCGGGAGCGGGCTGCTGCCGGTGAGACGCAGGTGCAGCTGGCGCTTGCGTTCGGTGTGGCGACGTCCACGGTGGCCCGGGTGGTGCGCGGCGAGCGGTACGCGGACTACGGCGGGCCCATCTCGAAGAGGACCACTACGCAGCCGAGCGTGTCGAGCCGGCGGCTGTTCAACCGGGGCCAGGCGGCGTTCGCCAAGGCCAGCTGAACAAGAAGCAGATCAACTACTGAAGGAGAACAGCATGGCAGGCGAGACCGTGATCACCGTTGTTGGGAATCTGACGGCGGATCCTGAGCTCAGATTCACTCCGGCCGGTGCGGCGGTATGCCGCTTCACCGTGGCGTCGACCCCGCGGACGTTCGACAAGCAGGCCAAGGAGTGGAAGGACGGCGAGAGCCTCTTCCTGAACTGCTCGGTGTGGCGTCAGCAGGCTGAGCATGCTGCCGAGTCGCTGGCCCGTGGAACCCGCGTGATCGTGCAGGGCCGTTTGAAGCAGCGGTCGTTCGAGACGAAGGAGGGCGAGAAGCGCACCGTCTTCGAGCTGGACGTCGACGAGGTTGCGCCGTCGCTGCGTAACGCCACGGCGAAGGTGACGAAGGCCGGGGGGAGTGGGCAGGGCCGGCAGCAGGCGCAGGACGCGCGTCGGGCGCAGGGTGCGGCGTCGGCGGATGATCCGTGGTCTTCGACTCCGGGGCAGGCGCAGGGTGGTTGGGGTCAGCAGTCGCAGGGGTACGGCGACGAGCCACCCTTTTAGCCTGCGGGTTTGTGACAGGGCCGGCCTTCGTGGTCGGCCCTTTCTACTTTCCCTCACACTTCTATATTGCATGTGCACTATCTATGTGTCATGCTCGAAGAGTCAGCAACCCAGGGCACCAGCCCACACCGCGGAGGTGGCTCATGACCGAGCAGACCATCACCAGCCCCAACCTCTCCCGCAGCGCCCAGCGCCTCCTCATCGACACCGCCAACAAGCTCTCCTTCCGCGGACTCAACCTCGACACGACCGTCGACGCCAGCACCATCCGCGTCGCCATCGGCATGACCGCCCACCGGACCTACGAGATCAGCCAGCTGACCAACCGCCACAACGAGGCCGCCCGCGCCTTCCGTCGCCTGGAGACCATCACCGACGGCCGCGCCCTTCAGGAACGCCGCCGGCCGACCCGGACCAACGCCGACAACACCCGCCGCGCCCTGGAGCGTCTCGACCCGCTGTCCATCTCCTGCCGCGAGGCCTACGAGCTGCTCGACCTGGCGAAGCAGGCCGCTGCCGAGGACGTAGCCGCTGCGCACGCCGCGCTCGGGGACGTCACCGGACTGACCACCGGACAGGTCATCGAGCGCATGTACACCGCCGCCGGTGTCACCCGGTACTGGGTCTGATCCAGCCGGCCATGAACGAGCTGCGACTCATCGACCCCGACGGCTACGTCGTCCCCGGCACCGTCCACACCGGCTTCCCCGCCGCGATGGAAGGGGAGCTGCGGGCCCACCTCCGCACCGTCGCCGAGCGCGAGGCCGACCAGTGGGCCGACTTCGGCTACCGAGCCGAGGACTACCGCATCGAGCCCGCCGAGCCCACCACGGGCAGCCGCGGGACGTTCCTCGACCTGCTCGCCACTCCAGACCTCCCGGCCGCCGCCTGACCCATTCCCGAGCCGCGCAACACATCTGGCCGCCCCACAGTCAACGCCACAAGAAAGAGAGACCCCCATGAGCGACCCGATGTTGAACGCTCTGTCCCTGGGTGCCGGGCGCCAGTCCTCCACCCTCCTCCTCCTGGCCGCCGAGGGCCGCATCTCCAAGCCGGAGGTGGCCATATTCGCTGACACCGGCTGGGAGCCCGCTGGTGTCTATCGGCACCTGAACCGGCTGGAAGAGGAAGTGGCCAAGCCGGCGGGCATCCCGATCCTTCGCGTATCAGTCGGCGACATTCGCGCCGACGCCCTCGACCCAGCCCACCGGTTCGTTTCCATGCCGACGTTCACAATCAACGCCGATGGTTCGTGGGGCATGGGCCGCCGTCAGTGCACCAACGAGTACAAGCTCCGTCCCATCAAGGAGAAGGTCCGCGAGCTCCTCGGTTATCCGCACCCGCTGAACATTCCCCGCGGCGTGTACGCCGAGCAGCAGATCGGGATCAGCCGCGACGAGATCGGGCGGGTCAAGGACACCGGCCTCCGGTACCTGCGGTCTACGTTTCCACTGTTGGACCTCGACGATGCGGCTGACGGCCGGCCTGGATGGACGGTCGCGGACTGCATCCGCTACCTGCGCTCGCGCGGGTTCCGTCATGTACCGAAGTCTGCGTGCGTCGGGTGCCCGTTCCACGGCAACAAGCAGTGGCGCGACATGCGCGACAACCACCCTGCCGAGTGGGCGGACGCCGTCGACTTCGACTACAAGCTGCGCGCCGCGCCGCGCGAGGACGGCATCCGGGAGTTCCTCCACGCATCACGCCTGCCGTTGGACCAGGCTCCGATTGACCGCGTGAGTTCGCACGAGTGGGCGTCGCGGCAGACCGACGTGTTCGGTCAGGTCGCTGACGCGGAGCTGGAGCTGGGTGACCCGGACGGATGCTCGCCGTGGTCTTGCCGCTCCGGCGCCGCCGCCTGACCCCACAGCCCGGAGCCCCCCGGGGCTCCACGGCCGCCCCAAGCCCCCGCGCGGGGCGGCCACTCACTCCTCCCGGCCCTGCCGACACCGCCCAAGGAGCCCGCCATGCAGCGCCCCTGCCGCATCAACGGCTGCGAACGCCCCGCACTCCACCACCGCACCATCTGCTCCACCCACCGCGAACGCATCCGCAACTGGGGCGACCCCGACTTCACGCAGTGGACTGTCGCCGACGACATGGACGTCCAGCTCCTCATCGAGCAGCAGCGCGTACCCGAAGGCGCCACCCGCCTTGAGCGCCGGCTCATCGCCGTGGGGCTGAGCGAGCGGGGCCTGTCCGCTGAACGCGTTGCCGACATCGTCGCCGTCGCGCCCCGCACCGTGCATCGCTGGCGCGCCAAGACCCGCCAGCAAGCCGCCTGACCGAGGAGACCCCAGTGACTGCCCTGACCCCCGACGACTTGTCCGGCACCTACTACGGCATCGGCGTCCTCGACCAAGAGGGCGGCGCCGTCGCCGCCACTCACGACCCCGGATTGGCCCTCGCCGCCATCCACGCCCACTACCGCATCACCGGGGGCGACCTCCTCAGCGAGTGGGGCATCGACCCCACCCGGGATTTCCAGAAGGGCTGGGGGTGGCTGGAGCCGCGCGCCGACGGCAACTGGCTGCACTGCGCCGTTGACCGGCCCGACAGCCCTGATGCGTTCCCCGCTACCTGGCTCTGCCTTTAGGAGGCCCTGATGTTCCTGTCCGCCACGCCTCAACCCCCGGACCTGGTGCAGCCCACCGTCGGCGACATCAAGAGCGAGACCGCCCGCGTATGGGCAGGCCGCGACGCCACGAAGCGACTCGGCGCGCACCTGACCCCGTGGACCAACGGTACGGCCGCTGACGGTGCGCCGCTGGTGTCCGCCCGGGTCCTTGGCCCGCATGCCGAGGAGGCCATGCGACTGTTCGCGAACGGCCTGGATCCGCTGGGTCCGGTGGAGCGGTGCCCGCAGCTCGACTACTCGATGCCGGGCGTCGTGGCGCTCGCGCGGCGCCGTGCGGGTGTGTGGGTGCGCCTGTGGGCCACGGACACCGCTGCCCCGCCTGCCCCGACTCCGCTGAGCATGCCGGCCCGTATGGCGCCCCTGCCGTCCGGCCGCCTCCCGTACCGCCGCAACACCACAACGAAGGAGAACTGACATGACCGACACCACCGCCCAGGACATCGACGAGGACATCGACGCGACGCCGGAGACCCTGCGCACCGACCTTGCCCAGCTGTACGTGCGCACCACTGCAACGCCCACCCCGAGGCACCCCGCGGCCCTCGGCTGGCAGATGACCGCCGCCACCCTCTCCGCACTCTCCAGCCGGCTCCTGGAAGTCGTCGAGCGCACCGCACCGGCGGAGGCTGCGCAGATCGCCGAGTGGTTCGCCGGACCGTTCGGCGACGGGCCCGATCTGGAGGAACACACTTACTGGGTCGGGGAGCGCGTCGCGGGTGACCTGGGCGTGTTTCACAAGTGGCTGGATGAGGCCAGGGAGATGGCTCTTCAGGCCAAGGCGGTCACCGAAGCATTCGACCAGGCGGCCGCCGAGTGACTCGCTGCTTGTGGTGCGGCCGTACTGGCCGCACCGGTTTCACGATCCGCGGACGCTCCGCCGCGTGCACTGTGCGCGGCGCCTGCCTCCGCCGCTGGACCAACCGACCCCGAACCTGATGAAGGAGAACGCCATGACCGACGCCCCGATCGCCACGAACGTCACCAACGGCCCCGTTCACATGCACTTCGGTCTCTCATACGCCAACTACCTGGTGCTGCCCCGCACCCTCATGCAGTCCATGCCCATCGAGTGGCAGGAGCGCATGGTGGCCTGCCTCGACGAGCTGGATGCCGCGTTCCAGCACGTGGAGCAGGCAGAGGTGTACAAGGTCCAGGCCGGCACTGAGCACATCGTCAGCGAGATGACGGACATCGAGCTGAAGATGGCTCAGGTCACCGTGGACCGGTTCGGAGGGGAGCGTCCGCCGAGCAAGCTCGCTGGCGAGGCTCTGCTGGAGTGGGAGGAGCAGAACGAGGCTGCGGAACCGACCTACACCGGCCAGCACGGCATTGAGCTGGACGCGAACGAGCGCGTCACCATCCCGACTCTCGACCCGGTGCCGCACTACAACCGCGGTCGGACGTACGTCGAGCCGCAGCTGCACCGGTGCGACAACTGCGAGGGCGTCGACCCGGCGTCGTGCCTGATGAACGCGGCGCGGTCGGCATGACTGCTCCTGTACAGGTGGGCCCGTCGACCAGCGGCGGGCCCGCCCCCACCCTCACCGCGATCCAGACGCGCATCCTGCACCTGGTCACCGAAGGGCATGACCAAGAGCAGATCGCGTACATAGTCCGGCACAGCCCGAAGACCGTCTGCTTCCAGCTCAAGAAGATCCGGGAAGCCTTCGGGGCGTTCAACAACGCGCATCTGGTGCACCTGGCGTACCAGGCTGGCGCGTTGGAGGCGCCGCCGAAGCGCCGGCACGGTGACCACGCCGGGTTCGCAGCGCACAAGTACCGGGGCGAGACCCCGTGCGATGACTGCGTGGCGGGCGAGAAGGCGTACCAGTCCGCCAAGTACGCCCGGAAGCGCGCCAAGCTCAACGCAGCGTAGCGAAAGTCTCTCGAAAGGAAGCTCGTGCAGGGTTACACCCGTTGTGCATCTACATCTTGCTGGGCGCAGGCGGCCGAGTACGTCGTCGGCGTTCCTCTCTGCGCCACGCACAAGGCGGAAATGGCGGTTGCTTTACGCCCCATGAGGAGAGGAGGCCCTCGACGCCCCGCCGGCCAGTCCAGCCTGCCTCAGAGGACATACGCCGACACCTTGTCGCAGCACAGTGACGGCATTGTCTACTACGTCACGTGGCGGGCGAACGATGAGTTCGCGAAGATCGGCACCACCATCCGGGCCAAGGAACGCTTTCGCGATCTGTCTGCCATGGGCACCCTCCGGTTCCTTGTTGCGGAGCCGGGCGGGAACGCTGAGGAGACAGCCCGCCACCGGCAGTTCGCGCACCTGCGGAAGCCCGGCACGGAACTCTTCCAATACACCTCCGAGATCATCGATCACATCGCGGAACTGCGGAAGCGGTTCCCGTACTACCGAGACCTCGCAGAGGTCGGCCGGTCTTTCGACTAGCACCGCCGCCCGTTTCTTTCCACGCGCGGGCAACTACCCACTGTCACACCAGCCCTGGAAGGGGTCTACTCGTCATGCCCGAAACCAAGCGCCGCCGAGCCAAGCGCGCCGAGTTCACCGTCGCCATCGCGATAGCCGTCGTCGTCATGACCGGCGCCTACCTCATCGCCGACCAGTGGCCGTTCCCGATCGCCCTCGTCGTGGTGCTCGGTGTCGCGGGCGGTCTCACCGCCCTGGCCACGTACGGCATGGACCGACCGGAGGCCCGCCGATGAACGAGCAGCAGGCACGAGCCCTCGTCGCCAGGTGGGCGGCTCAAGTCGCCCGGCGTCAGGACGCCTCGAGGAACTGTGCGCACCTGGAGGTGGCGCTCACGAATGACGGGTGGGCGGCCGGCTTGGAGGAGGCCGCCGGAGACCTGGTGGCGCTGCTGGACGGGCCGCAGGCTGCGCGCGCGTTCCGGGAGCGTCTGGCGTCCGGGCCGGGGCGGAGCATCGAGGGGGTGGCGTCGTGAACGCGGGTGCGTCGGCGGCCGCGCGGGCCCGGCAGGTGGGCCGTCTGCGGTGGTGGCAGCACATCGCGGCCGCCGTGGGCGTCACCACGCCCGGCATGGCCAAGGCCCGGCGTCAGGCGGGGAACTGGTCGGCGGGCGCGGAGGGGGAGCGGCGCACTGCCCAGCTCCTGGCGCCGCTGCTCCGGGAGGGCTGGTACGTGCTGTACGACCTGGCTGTGGGGAAGCGGGCGAACGTGGACGCTTTGCTGGTTGGTCCGGACGGGCAGGTGTTCACGCTGGACACGAAGCTGTGGTCGAGGAAGTGGCGGGTTCGGCTGGTCGGTGGCCGGCTTGCGCACGGTGACCACGACCGGGACCGGCAGGTCGACACCGCCCTGTGGGAGACCGGTGAGGTGTCGAAGGCTCTGGGTGTGCCGGTGACGCCGTTGATCGTGGTGCACAACGCGCCGGTCGATGGCGGCGGGTTCCATGTGCGGGGCGTCGCCGTGTTCCCTGCGAATCGGATGCTGGAGCTGCTGCGCCACAACGTCGGCGGCCGGCTGAACCCTCGAGAGGCGCGGCGTCTGGCGCAGCTGGCCGAGGCCCGATTACCGTCGTACGTGCAGTAAAGAAGGTGCCGCCTTCAAGAGCCCCACTGTCCTGCGGGATGGTGGGGCTCTTCGTGCGTCTACGGTTCGAGCGGCGGCTCGCCGCGAGCGACGATGCGCATGGCAGCGGGGTCCCAGCGGTAGGTGCGGGCCTGGTAGCTGGTGTCGGAGTCGAGGTGCACGTCGACCTGGACGGCGCGGCGGCCGTCGGCGTAGTGGTGCAGGGCGATGACGGGGCAGCGTCGCCACTGGCCGCGGATCCAGATGCGCAGGGCGGGCCGGCTCGTACGCGGCCACGTCTGCACGGCAGGCGGCGGGCCCTGCGCGGCATTCCAGGGCGGGACTTCGACAGCCTCGCGGGGTTCGGGTGGGGTCGACACCACGGCAGTGTCTCAGCTGGCCTGCACGGCGCGTGCGATGGCCCAGTCGACGGCGACGCGCACCCCGTACAGGGTGAGGATGCCGCCGACCGCCACGCCCAGGACTACGCCGACGATGCTGCTGGCCACGTCGACCGCAGACCGCCTACTCGTCATCACGCGCAACCTCGGCGCGCTGCCGGGTCAGGGCGTAGTCGAGGAGCCCCATGGTGCGGTGGTACGGCACGTGGCCGCTGTCCGGGACGACGATGCCGACCTGGGTGATGCCGTCACCGTCATCGTCGTATCGCTGTGACGCGGCCACGATGACCCATTCGACGAGGACGCCTTCGAAGCCCTCGAGGCGGGTGACCTCGTTGATGGCGTCTTCGAGGCGCTGGTAGGCGGCCTTCAGCTCGGGACTGTCGCTCACCGCTGCTCCTCGGTGGGTCCGTTGAGGGCGGCGAGGAGTTCGCTGCGGGCTGCGGTGCGTCCGCTCATGAACTCCCACTCGCGGGCGACGGCCTGTACCCGGTCGATGGCAGCCAGCGCATCGGAGCGCTGCTCACCCGGTGGCGGGGTGGTGGCGCGGGCTTCTTCGGCGTGGCGTGCGAGGAACCGTCGGGCACGGTCCTCGGGTATACCGCGGTCCATGACGAGGAGGTCGACCAGCGTCTCGTGCCAGTCGCCGGGCTGGTAGCCGGCCTCGCTGCTGCTCATGGCTCCTCCGTGGCGGGCGGCTCGGTGAGGAGGGTCGCGGTGCGTTCTTCGCGGGCGGCCTGGTCGGGATCGTTGGGGTCGGCGTACCGGTCTCCGTCGGCGGTGCGCAGGTAGACGGTGTACCGGATGATGCGCTGCCCGCCCGGGAGGGTCTCGACGGTCAGCGGGGCCTGGACGGGGACCTCGTTGTAGTCGATGCCGTTGGCGGCGAGCCAGTCGCAGAGCTGCTGCTGTCGGGGAGTCCCGGCGATGGTGGGCCAGATGTCGGCGTCGTTGAGGACGATGCGCTCGGGCTGTGGTTCAGGGGAAGGGGCCATGTCTCCATGCTGGCGCGGTTCGCCGGATTCGTTGCCCCTGCCGAGATGCGGGCCGGTGTGGGTACGCTGACGCGGCGAGGCCCGGCCTAATTGCCGTAGGCCGGGCCCTTGCTCTTGCCGGATGCGCTCACTCCGAGGGATGGCTCGGAAGCTCGTACAGCGTGTTCAGGCAGTTGGTCAGTGTCCTTCGCGCGGCTTGGGCCGCAGCCTGGTAATCGCGTCGGCGTGTCTTCCAGTTGCGGATGGACTCGGCGGCGCCGTGTTCGGTGAGGCCGCCGTTGCTGGCCTCCGCCAGGGCCTTGACGGCGTCCTGACGGGTCATCTTGCCGGTGTCGACGGCGTTGCCGTAGAACTCGATGTCGTCCACGAGTGCCATGTCGGTGTCCTCACTGCTCGGTGGTGCGTTGGGTGGGTTCGATGCCCTCGGCGCGGAGTGCTGCGTACACGGTGGCGCGGGAGAGGGTCGTGGTGGTGGCGATTTGCCGGACGTTGTGGAGGCCATCGCGCCAGAGTTCGACGGCGATGGTCTTGAGTTCGGCGGTGGCGCCTGCACGGCGGGCGGCTACTTCTTCGGCGCGACGGGTGAGTTCCGCGCGTTGCGTTTCCTGCATGACTAGATGATACATGTACAGTCTAGACATGTCTACGGGTTCCCCGCCTTGAACGGAGAGGACAGTCAGCTGACCCAGGTGCCCGTGAGTGCGGTGGTGGTGAACCCGGGCCCGTAGGCGAGCATCAGGCCTGTCGCGCCGTCGGCGGGCGGGGTGTCGTGGGTGCGGCGCAGGACATCCAGGACGGAGCTGCCGCCGAGGTTTCCGACCTGGGCGAGGCTGGCGTGGGAGTGCTGGAGCTGGGCGCCGGTGAGGCTGAGGCCTTGCTGCGCCGCGGTGAGGATCGCGGGACTGCCGGCGTGGACGACTGCCCAGTCCGGGGTGACGGCGTCGCGCTGCTTGAGCCAGTCGACGAGTGCGGGCATGGCGTCCGCGGGTGCCCTGGTGGCGGCCTTGGTGGAGTCGAAGCGGATGTGGGTTTCCAGCAGGCTTCCCCAGAAGCGGTCGCGGGAGTTGGGCAGCAGGTACTCCCAGGTGTCGTCGATGCGCACACCCGGCTGGAGGGGCTCGGCGGTGACGATGCAGGCAGTGGCGGCGTCCCCGAACAAGGCCTTGTAGATCATCGACTCCAGGGACGTGTCCGCGTGGTGGTAGATGGTGGAGAGCGCCTCGGACACGACGACGAGAACGCGGGAGCCGTGTGCGGTGACGAGGTCCGCGGCGCGGGTGAGGGCTTGGGCACCGCCGATACAGCCGACGGTGGCCAGCGCCACGCGGCGTACGTCGGGGCGGAGGCCGAGCTGCTCGACGAGGTGGACGTCCAAGCCCGGCGCGGCCCAGCTGGTCGTGTTGCTGGTGACGATGGCGGTGATATCGCCAGGCTGGAGGCCGGCCTCCTCGAGGGCCTTCTCCGCGGCTTCTTCGGCGAGGCTGGAGGCGTCGACCCATGCCTGCTGGTTGCGGTCGGCGATGCTGAGGCTGCCGGATATCTGGTCGGAGTCCAGGGGGTGGTGGAAGGCGCGGGTCTGGACGCCGGTGTTGCGGACGACGCGCAGCACGGTCCCGAGTTTGGGGTGGTTGGGGTGGTGCTGGGTGATGTTGTCGCAGATTTCATCCGTCGTGACCCAGTTGTCTGGGTGTTCGACGGTGGGGCCGGTGACGTGTGCAGGCATGAGGGCCTCCCCCTGGTGAGGCCCTCAACTTTACGGTCCGACTCTCCGCCGCTTTCCCGCGATGACGTGCCAGGGGCCAGGTGGTCAGGCGTGGAGGTGTGGCCGGCGGACGTGGGAGGGGCCGACACCCGGATAGAACATCACGATCATCAGGCGGGCGTTGGGGCTCGAGAGGGGTTCCGCGGCGCAGATGTTCGCCCACCCCGGGCCCAGGAGGGGGTGGAGAACGGGGCGTTCCTGGCCGTCGGGGTGGACTTGGGCGGTGGTGCGCTCCTCGTACATCGGGCCGCATTCGGGGTCGGCTATGACGGCCTGTTCGATGGCGGCGAGGATGCAGTCGTCGGGGAGGATGGCGCGGGCTCCGCGCAGTTGCGGCAGGACGTAGGGGGCCCAGACGGTTGGCCAGTCGGTGAGGGTGGTGCGTGCCGCCTCGGACAGCAGCATCCACTCCATCATGTTGGGCGGGGGCTGCCGGTTGGCGAACAGGTCCGAGAACGGCTCGTTGTGGGCGAGGAGGTTGTAGGACTGGTCGGTGATGTAGGCCATGTGCCGGAAGCCTTCGACGGCGTCGGCCCACATGCCGGGGACCTTTTTGCCGGAGCGGGGGTTGAGGGCACGGTCCCGGTCGTCGCCGCGGGCGTAGCGGCACATTGCTACCCACTCCTGCTCGGTGAGACGGAGGGCGTTGGCGTAGGCGCGGAGGAGTGGGTAGCTGGGGTCGTGGATTTTGCCGTTGACGAGGCGGCTGTAGGTACGGGTGCCGTAGCCGGCGATTTTGTCGACTTGCTCCTGGGAGAGGCCGAGGCCGGCGGCGCGGCGGCCTTGGCGTTGGGTGCGTTCGAGGCCGACGCTGGTGGGGTCGATGCGGGCGCGTCGGCTCTCGAGTAGGCCTTTGAGCGCGTCCTTGTTCAATCTGTCTCCCCGTTATCACGTCGGTGGCGTGTGGTGCTAGTGGTGTTTGTTGTGGAGTTTTTTCGGTGAAAAGTTGGCGGAGGTATTCGGTTGAAGCTTCACGCATGATGGCTTCTGTGATCAGGCCACCGCGGATGGTCACCTGACGCGGGTTCAGTGTGGGGCTGGCTCGGGTCGTGTGTGCGTGGCGGGTCTCTACCGGTAATCGCAGCCCGGGGGAGGCCCGCCGCACTGCGTTTGGCATATGCCATGGCTACGTGTATCAGCCCGGCATTCGGCGGGGCGACCTTCTGACCAGGTCGATTCACCCCCGGTCACCACACCCTCACCCCGCGCCTACGCCACCCACACGTTGTTGACACGGCCGTCAATACGCGTTCACGCGCCCGTCGAACCGACCATGACCCGCAGCCGCCCCCGCGGCACCGCCGACGCAGCAGACGGCCAGTCATCCGCGCACAGTCCGTACGACGGAGCCGTCCAGCCCTTGCGGTAGTGGGCGTAGACCGTCGCCCAGTCCGCCTTGAAGTAGCACGGCAGCAGCCCACCCTTGTTGGGGATCGGCTCCGGGGCCTGCTCGTTCTGCTCCCGGACCTGCTCGGCAACCCGGTCGGCGTGCTCCTTGTGCCGCTTGCAGAACCAGTGGGCGGTGATCCAGCCGGTGCGCGGGTCCTTCTCCAGCACGCGGTGGTGGGAGTCAGCTCCGCACACGCCGTCCTCGGTGCGCCAGTCCCGTGGAGGGGCGGAGTTGGCGGAGGCGTAGACCGTATAGGCGGCCACGAAGGCGGCAATGTCCGGCGGGATGCTGGGCTGCCGGATGGGTGTCGGCTCGGGCAGCACCGGGTCAGACTTAGCGCGCGGAGTGTACGGCCGGGGCTTGAACGGGCGGAGCCGGGGAGCCTTGCAGTGCGGCGCGCCCGACGGGTACCAGTCGCCGGCCTCACGCGGCGGCTCGTAGCGGGGCGCGTCGGCGGCCACCAGGCGGTCGTAGCGGGCCTTGCCGGTGCTCTTGTCCCTGCCGAGGACGCGGCGCGCCTCCCGCAGCGGGGACGCGTCGCCTTCCTGGGGGCCGAGCTTGACGGCGTAGGTGACGGCGAGGAGCAGCTCCCGGGCCTCGTGGTCGGGACGGCAGTCGTTGTAGATCGCGGTGAGCATCTCTTCGAGCGTCCGCTTCGGCGGCTCAGGCGTCTCGGGGACCGCGGCGAGGCGGCGCATCACGCCTCCTCGGCGGGCTCGTAGTCGTGCTGGGCGTCGTCGCTGCCTTCCTCGTCGCACGCGGTGCACAGGCCGCCGGATACGGGCTCCTCCGGGGCCTGGTGCTGCGCCTTGGGGTGCCCGCACTCGGCGCACCGGGAAGGCCTGGCCGCCTTCCCGTCCAGGGCGCGGATGGTGGCACAGGGCCAGGCGATGTCGCCGTGGTTGGAGCACACGTCGCAGTACGTGGAGCCGTCGTCGGCTTCCCGGCGCTCATGCAGAGCCCGTACGCGCTCGATGGCGCCTTCTGCCTTCAGGGCTCGGTGGTGCATGTCGTTGTAGACGGTCCAATGGACCGGGTGCCCGTATCCGTCGTTGCCGTCTGGGCGCCAATGGTCAAGCTCAGCGCGGAGGCGGGCGTTCTCTTTCTCCGCCAGTTGCCGCCGCGCCATCTCTTGTCCGAGGTGGAAGTCGGCGTTCTCACGGATGCGCTCGGAGTTGCGAAGCGCAGAGCGGAGACTGATCAGTTCGGGCTGGACGATGGTCATCACAACGTCGGTTGTCTGCGTGCTGCCGACCGCGTCGGCGATGCGCTGCCACAGATCGTCGGTCACTGCTGCTCCTCGGTGGTGCGGGCGGCGTACCAGCGGAGGTCCTCCGGCAGGTGCTGCCACCACGTCTTCTCGGTGTACGCGGAGGGGCCGCTCATGTCGGCCGAGGCGATTCGGTAGCTGGTGCTGGTGTATCCGAGGTGGACGCCGCAGGAGCAGGACACGTTGGCCATGCCGTCGCGGCCGGGGCGGGTACGGATGCCGTCGGTGCGCGGAAGATGCGCGTCGAAGGCGGTGGGGTGGGCCGGGCACAGGTGCAGGGCGAAGGACCCGCGGCTGCGTTCGCTGTAGGTCAGCGTGTTCCGGGGCCGGCGTGCGGGGTAGCGGCTGGTCTTCTCGATGGGGATGTGGTCGTTGCTTCGGATGGTGCGCCACCCGTCCGGGGCGTCGGTGACCTTCTCGCTGTAGGCGGTGGTGTGGCAGTGGGGGCTGTCGCAGCGGAATCGGTGGAGGGGTTCGGTGCTCATGGGGTCCTCAGCCGTCGAGGTAGGTGCGTGAGGCTTCGCGGGCGTCGACGCCGCGCCCGTTGCGGATGGCGTTGAGGGGCGAGTCATTTCCGAGGTGCGGGTTCATGCCGATGAGCCACGCGGACGCTACGTACGGGCCGTCCTGGTCGGCGATGAGCTGGTGGAGGGCGTAGGCCTGGTCGCGGTGCTCGTCGGTGTCGAGCCAGTCGACGAGGGCGGGGCCGAGGATTTTGGTGAGGGCCGGCGTGGCGGTCATCGGCCGTCGCCGTTCTCGGTGATGTCCGTCCAGTGACCATCGGACCAGTCGGCGAGGGTCCGCTCACTTGCGGTCCACAGCCATTCGCCGTCGCCGGTCCGGAGCCTGCCGTGCCATCCGATTGCTCGCGTCTCTCCGGTGGCCGGGTTCGGGGCAACCGCCCCACAGTGGAACCGGAAGCGCAGGCTCGCGTAGGTGTGGCCGGGCTGGAAGAACTTGGCGCTACGGGCGGGCTGGGGTGCAGCGGAGGTGGCCATGCGGGGCTCCTTGGGCGTGTGTCCATGCTGGCGTGGTTTGGGTGGGGTTGTTGCCTGGGAATGGGGCGGCCCGCGCCATGGGGGTGTGGCGCGGGCCGCGGGGTGGAGGTCGGGTGGCTGGGGCGTTGCCACGGACCTCGGTGGACTGCTCCCTCCTGGTGGGGCGGTGTGGTTCCACCGTAACACTCTCATGGTGCACATGCAATATCTAAGTGTCATGGAATGGGCTCCCCGTCATCCCCAGGGGCGCCCCAGCGTCGACCACCCGCTACGCCGACACCCCTTCACCCTCCAGGCCGGCCACAGCAGCCTCCACAGCCCGCAACTCCTGCCTGGCCAACACCAAGTACCGCCCGGCATCCAGGAGTGCCCTGAGGGCCCCAGAAACCTCGTCCGCCGGGTCCTTGAGGGCGCCCCGCTCCTCCAGCGCCCGCAGGCCCGCAGAGAACTTCTCCGCCACCTCGGGCAGCTGGTGCACGGTCAGGTGCACCCCTTCCGCCACGGCCAGTAGCGCGGCCACGTCCGGGTAGGCGTCGTCCGGCTTGGCGGTGGCAGCGGCGAGGGCGCGGGTCTCGTCCGCGAGCTGGTAGGCGATGACGGCGGGGTCGCGGTCGATGGGCATAGTTCCTCCCGGGACAGGGCGTTTGCCGGGAGTGTGCCAGCAGGCACTGACAGCGGGAGGGGCTCAGGCGGCTCGGGGCCGGGTGGTTCAGCTGACGCCGAGGATGGGGGCGTTGGCGAGGAGCTGCTTGAAGCCGGCCAGGTCGTACGTGGTGTACGTGCCGGCACGGCTGTCCTGGTAGCCGCCGTTGGGGCTGGTCATGGTCGGGGAGACGCCGGCGTCCTTGACGACCTCGAACCGGTCGATGATCCCGTCGCTGTTCATGTCGCTGTTGGGGTGGTCGAGGCCGAGGGTGTGGCCCAACTCGTGGATCAGGAGGTTCTTCCTGACGGTGTCGGTCAGGTACCAGCTGCCGTCCCAGTACTCGGAGTCGATGCGCGCGTACCCGCCCCACACGCTGTTGTCAGCCCGGTTGTAGCAGGGGAGGCCTTGGGAGGTGCCGGCGGTTCCGAGGGGGCGGTATACGTCGCCGTACTGGATGTGGCCGCGGGGCGGGATGACGCTGTAGTCGAACGTCTCGATGTCGCCGAAGTCGATGTTCAGGCCTATGGCCTTGAGCTGGTTGACGGCGGCGGTGAGGAAGGGGATGTACCTGTCCTTGAGGGCCTGTGACGGGAACGTGATCAGGTACTGCTGGGACGGGGATAGGCAGTAGGTGCGGAACTGGGCGGTGATCCTCCACCCGGTGCCCATGAAGACGGGGCCCTTGGAGGTGAGGCCGCCGGTGGCGGTGTCGGTGGTCGCGGTGCGCGGCGCGGGAACGCCCGCGGCGGCGGTTGCGGGGTCGTCGGCGGGGAGGCCGCGGGTGTCGAGGGTGCAGTGCTGCACGGGGAGAGTTGGCATCCGTCCATGCTGGCGCGGATCCGGGCAGGCATTGCCCCTCCCCGGGTAGGCGGCGGGACGCCCCGCGCCGGAGGGGTCGGGCGGGGCGTGGTGCTGATCAGCTGGCAGGCAGGTCACTGGCGAAGGCGATGGACAGAGTAGGTACCTCCTGGGCGACGCGCGCAACGACGGCACGGTGCCAGGAGGCGGGCCAGTCCTCGTTCGGGTGCGCCGCGCGGTACTCGGCGTCGTCCCGATAGGTGATCGCGCCGGGGTCGGGCAGGTCCATGAGCTTGTTGACGATGCCGCTGATGAACTCGCCGGTGCGCCGCTCGAGGTCCTCCATCTCCAGGCGCACGCCGTCGGGGATGGGGTACTTGCCCTGCTCCCAGTGGCGCACGGTGCGCGATGAGACGCCGAGATGCTGGGCGAGCCAGTCCCCGGTCAGGCCGAGGAACTCGCGCACGACCTTGAACTCGGCCGGGGTCATCCGTTCGTCCTCGGGCATGCCGGGCGGGTCGGTGTAGGTCTGCTCTGCCATTTGAACTCCAGGCATGGGGACGCCCCCGGTGGGGGACCGGGGGCGCGGGGAGGGTCAGTTGTCGTCGCGCTCGACGGTCACGATGTACGCGTTGTCGACGGTGTCCCAGTTGCCGACGGTCCGCCATCCGGCCGCGCTCATCAGGTCCTCGGCCTCGTCGATGCCGTCCTGGGCGTCGCCGTCCCGGGCGTCGACCTTGGTGACGGCGTAGAAGGCGGTGGGCTTGCTGGAGTCGGTGCCCCAGCTGCCGTCATCCTCGGGGTCGCCCGCGATCAGCTCGTCTTCGAGGATGGCGATGTCCATGCAGGGCTGGTCGAGAGCCGACGGGTCGTTGACGAGCCAGGCGGTGAAGTGGCGGACGGTCATGGCCGGGTCCTTCCGGTCCGGGTCTGGGGCTTTCCCCTGACCTCATGGCGACAACAGTAGCTTCCTAAGTTAGGAAGCGCAAGGGGATTCCCCGTGACGCTGATCGCGGCGTCGGTCAGAGGCTGCCGGTGTCCAGCTCAAGGCCGAACGGCTCCGGGATCCCGGCTGGCGGCCAGGGGCGAGTGCAGCCGGCCGCGGAAGGTCACCCCTCGTCGAATCCCGGCAGTCCATCGGTGTCCACGCCCATGGCGGACGTGGCGGAGTGCAGCCGGTCAAGCGCGGCCGCGAGGTCCTGCGCGTGCTGGACGGCATCCTCGCTGGCGGCCAGCATCTGTACGACGGCGGCGTCCGGATCGCCCTGGCCGTCGATGAGCAGGCGGCCGTCATCGTAAGTGCGCATCGCGGGCCGGGTGGCCTGCCCGATGGCCTGCCCCAGCATGTGCGCGAGGTGGGACAGGTTGCCGGCGGCCTTGTAGGTGTGGATGGGGTAGGTCCAGTCGTCGTTGTCGGTGTCCCAACTGGCGTGGTTGAACGCGCGGATCTGCTCGGCGGCGCTGGACAGGTTCTCGACGGGGTTGGTGTCGGTCATGCGCCGAGTCTTGCAGCAGGTGCCGACAGTGGGCGCGGAATTCAGAACGCGCTGGACACTGCCCACATCACCAGCACGTACGCGCCGCCGCCGACGCCGAGGATGATGCCGAGCCACAGCAGCGCCCCGAGCGGCCACGGCGCGGGCGTCTCGGGCTTGGGCGGTTCGATGGGGCAGCAGCTGGAGCAGTGCGGATCGGGCATGGGCAGCATCTTCGCGGGGCGCTGGCCGGGGCGGGAGGGCGTGAACGGGGCGCACACAGTCGGTGGGCTACTCGGCGGACGGTTCCTTGGCCCGAGTGTCGGTGTGGCCCTTGCGGGCTGCCCACGCGGCGTACAGGCGCCGGGCGGCGTGGTGGCACTCCGGGGTGTCGGCCTGGTAGCCGTGCGCGACTCCGATTGCGGTCCGCAGCCCCACCAGTTCACCGGCGACGTTCTGAAGGGTGTCCGGGTTCGTGATGGCGCCGCTGTCGTAGCGGGTGCCGCGCCGGTGAAGTTCGGCGAGGAGATCGTTCTGGATGACGTGGACGTTCGTGGGGAGCTGCCCGCGGCCGCGGAGCCTGCGCCACGCCATGACGACCGTCGTGCCGAAGACGTCTACGGCCAGCACGATGCCGCCGAACAGGAGCGCGTCCACCCACATCGAATGCCGAGGGTTCTGGACCAGCAAGTTGAGGATGAGGCCTACGACGGTGCCGAGGATGAGGGATGCGGCGAACTTGTAGGCGTAGGCACTGATGGCGTGGGCGCGGTGCCGGCTGTCGCGTGAGGAGGTCATGCCTCCAGCGTGGCCGCGTTTCGGGGAACCGTTGCCCCTGCACGCTGCGCCCCCCCGACCGGCGATTGGGGGCGCGGCGGCACGCGGTCAGTCGCTGGTCACCTCTCCCTCTTGAGGCTCTGCGGGGCCGGCGGCTTGGCCGCCCTGCTGGGCGTACAGGTCGCCCATCGTCTCCAGGGCCTGGTCGAGTTCGTCTTCGCTCTTGGGCCAGAGGTCGGTTAGACGGTAGAGGGGGCCGTGAGGGAAAGGGTTGGCAGTGTCCGTCATGTCCGGATGGTAGGCATGGCGTCTTCGGGTGCATGGGGACGGACACGCCAACGCCCCCAGTCGGAGCCAACGACGTGCCCCGGCCTGTCAGACGCCCTTGGCGGCGCTCTTCAGCGCTTCTGCCTGCTTGGGAAGGTCGGCGAGGATGTCGCGGCCGACCTGAACTAGGTCCGGGTAGGCGATTTCGCTGGGGTCGTAGTCCAGGTCGCCGGAGTCGCCGTAAGACTGGCCGCCGAGGGTGTCTCCGAGGCGGATCGCTTCGTAGGCGACGAGGGCTGCGCCCTGCATGGCGGCGGCACTGACCGGGTCGGTGGTGTTGCCGTAGACCTGACCGGTCTCGAAATTTCGGACCCAGTAGGTGCGGCCGTTGCTGTAGACCTCGATTCCGCATGAGTTGTCGGTGTCGAGGGTCTGCTCGATTTCGAGTGCGGTGGGGTCGGTGGTGGGGTCTTCGTGGGGTGATTCGAGGCCGTGGGTGATGAGGTATCGGAGGGTGTCGGCTCGGCTGGAGCGGGTGCGTTCGGCGAGTGCATCGACTTCGGTGAGGGTGTCTTCGTGGAGTCGCACTTCGACCTTGGGGCCGACTTCGGGGCGTCCGGCGGGTGTCATGTGGCCACCCTGCAACCCATTTCCGCATGCGTCAATTCCCGTACGGCAACGCCCCCAGCCGAAGCCAGGGGCGCTCCCGGCCCGCGTGTGGAGTCCATCGCTGTCTGCGCAGGTCAGCATCTTGTGGCCGTACCCAGATCCGTCACACTCGCGGTGGTTGTGACGGCTTCGCGTAGCGGCTCCGTTGCCCTGCGCCGGGCACGCCACGCGGCGGTCCGGCACGCCGGCTCGTCGTAGACAGCATCGCGCCGGTGTCCGTGACCTGGGATGAACCAGTGGCCGCACGCGGGGCAGCATCGGGAGACGCTGGCCTTGTCGCCGGAGACGATGGCGCAGCCAATCCGGACGGCCTCCTCGTAGTGCCGGCGGAACCGAGCAGCAGCGGCTCGGCAGGCCGGGCCGCAGTAGACCGCGTCCGCGCGGGCGGTGGCCCGCAGCGGCTTGTAGCAGTGCCCGCACCGGCGGGCGTGCCCGGCCATACCTTCACAGTACGCCGGGGTCAGACCTTGACCTCCGTGAGCCGGTCGGAGATCCAGCCGGGGAGTGGGCGGAGGGGCGCATCGCGCTCGATGACGTACGGGGTGCCGCCGACGACCGAGCCGGGGCCGATGAGGTAGCCGCCGCAGCGGCGGCCAGGACCGCGTACATCGATGCCCGGCCCAAGGAGAGTCCGGCCGCCCGAGAAGCTGCCGATGGTGCAGCCGTCCGGCGCGGCGAAGTACAGGTGCCGGCCGCCGCTCGGCGTCCGTACGGTCAGCGTGTCTGGCCAGGGTTCCCCAAGGCGGGCGGCGAGAGAAACGAGAACGGCCTGTCCGTCGGCCTCGTCGTCTAGGTCCAGGTCCAGGCCGACGATGCCGGAGGCCCGGCAGCCGACGCCGATATTGTCGCCGTCGCGCCAGACCTCCCGGACGCGGACCGGGTCGGTCAGGCACCGCGACAGTCGGGCGCCGGCGCCGGGCTTCCTACCGCCGGGCAAGAGCGGGAACACGGCCAGGCCGCGGGCGGCGAGGTCGGCCGCGGCGGCGGCGGTGGTCACGAGCCCGATGCGGGCAGGGGGACGGAGCTGGATCCCCACCCGCCGTGGGAGGGCAGCGCGATGAGTTCTGGACTGGGGTCCGGGGCCGCCTCGTCCTGTTCCTCGTCGTCTTCCCAGCAGGTGCACTCGTCGTAGGGGCTGGAGGATCCGGCGCCGCAGTCCTGGCAGTACACGTTGCGGTCCGGGTCGTCGTAGTCGTCGTCCTCGTGCGCGTACTCGCTGTGCCGCCAGCCGGAGCACTGGCCGTTGTAGCAGCCGCACCCGGGGCACTCGGGGCAGACCATCGCGACCGACCAGCCGCATGTCTCGCACAGAACCTGGCGGCGCGGGTCGTTGTGCAGGTAGTCGACCGCCTCGCGGTACGTGTTGATGTCGACGTACTCCGCCAGGTACTGCTCCAGGGTTTCCCGTTCGTCGGCGTCAGGGTGGTCCAGGAGCGCGATAGCGCAGGCGTGTTTGATGCCCAGCTCGTCCTTGATGGTGGCAAGGGCCTTCTTGCGTGCGTGGTCCTTCGGCATCTCAAGCTCTCTTCCACGGCTGCGGTGATCCCAGACTCACCGGCCGCCAAGAGCGAGGCCAGCAAGGGTGATGCGGGGTGGTGGGCGGCTCGGCGCGGGGCACCTTCGGTGTTGCTCGCCTGGTCTGGGCCAGACGAACCGGGCCTCGAGCCGGGCCCGCGGCCCGATGGCCGCGCTCCCATGGTAGCGACGTCCGGGAGCAGCCACACCACAACACGCCACCGGCAGAAGCCATGGGCGCTAGTGGGCGGGGTTAGTCGAGCCGGACGTTGTCGGGGATTTCGCCGTCGCGGAGAGTGGCGGCGATGTCGCGGTACTCCTGGGCTTTGCCGCGGGCGATGTTGGCGGCGCGGGAGGCGGCGCCCTGGGTACCGGGGCCGAGGTTCGGGTCCTTGGCGTCGCGGTCTCCGCTGCGGGCGGCTGCATCGGAGCGGCGGGCCTGGGCCTCGAAGTGATCGGCTTCCTGGTTGAGGCGTGCTCGGGAGAAGCGGGACACAGTGTCTCCTTGGCCTGCGGGGAAGGGGTGAGGGCTATCGCGGCGGCATCAGGTACCGCAGGTAGGGCGCTGGGGTTATGCGGTGAGGAGTTGCCCGGCAGTGTCGATGAGCCGGTCGGCAGCGGCGACGGCGTCCTCGCGGGCGGCGTTCAGCGCGGTGTGGTCGGTGGCGCCGCGCATCGCGTAGGTGGCGGTGGCTGCGGCCTGGGCGGTGGTGGCGAGGGCGGGCAGGAGGATGGCGACGCGGACTGCGGGGGCGGTGATCGCGGCCCGGGTGGTGTGCGAGGCGGTGCGGAGCTCGGTCCAGTCGGCGCCGGCGAGGCGTGCTTCCTCGCGGAGCCACATGGCCTTGCGGTGGTCGGCGAGCGCGGTGACGAGGTCGGTGACGGCGTCGAGGGCGTCCCTGCGGTGCGCGGTGGCGGTTGCGGCGGCACGTTCGGCTCGTTGTCCGCGTTGCTGGAACCAGGCGGTCATGGAGGCTCCGGCGAGGGTGCCGAGGATCGCGATGACGGACTGCCACATAGCGTGGGACCTCCAGGATTAGGCGGCTGATGGCACCGGCCCCGAGGGGCGGCCCGAAGGCCGCCTCCTGGTCAGTTGCCCTTGCGTGCGAAGAAAGACAGCGGGTTGAGGGCGTCGCCGTTCTCATCGAAAGCCATCAGCCACTCGTCGAACAGGTCGTCTCCGAGGCGCTCGTTCAGCTCGTCCATGATCCAGCCGCGCACGAGGGCGAGCTCTTGGGTGACGGGCTTTCCCTCGGTGGCCATCCATGCGAGGCACAGCGCCTCGTCGCTCAGTCGGCTGGCCATGGCCAGGACCTCGGTGGTTGCCTGCTCGCGTGCCTTGACGTCCATTTCGGTCTCCCCTGCTCACGGGTTCCTTGCCACCCCCGCCCTCGCCGTTCGTATCGGCTGGGCGGATTCCCAGAGCATGACACATGAATAGTGCATGTGCAATATGTAAGTGAGGCTCTGAGGGTGGCGGGGGGCGACCGAAGCCCCCCGGGATGGGCTCACGCACAATCCGGCCCGGACGAACCCTGGCGCGCTCTACGCTTCCGGCATGGACCTGAGCCGCGAGGAATACGAACTGCTGCGCCTGATCTCCCAGGCCCCCGAACCGGTCGCCATGTCCAGCCTGTTCGACGACGTCAACTCCAACCCCAAGCCCGACATTCATGCGCCGGAGGACGACCTGGTACGGGTGGCCTGGATGGAGGGGCAGCTGGCGCTGTACGGGGCGTCGCTGGGGATCTGGGAGAAGGGCCTGGTGCGGGTGGTGCATCCGGCGAACGGCGAGCGCCCGGACCTCGTCGAGGCCACGGACGCCGGCCGCGCCGCGCTGGACTGAGAACGGGCTGCGGGGCGTCCCGAAGGCCACCACCCCGCACCGTTCCAATTGGAACGGTCAGCCGGCACCCCACTCCCCGGTCAGCATCGGATCAGCTACTGGCTCCCCGGCCAGGTAGGTGGTCTCGCCACCGTCGTAATCGCCTCCGTGCCGGGTCACGATCGCCTCAACCTCGTCATGCCGCTCGACCAGGCGCTCGATCTCAACGTCCCGGCCGGCAAGCAGCAGCCACGCCCCATCGTCTGCCGCCGACTCCCGAATCCGGGTGACGTAGTCCGCCAGCTCCTCAGCACACCGCTGGGCGCTGGCCTCGTCCGGGAAGTACGACCAGTGCGTGTACGGGATCACGCCTGTCGTCACTCTGCTGCCCCTTCCGGCTTCGGTGCCCGATCCGTGTTCAGGTACGTCACCTCGAACCGCTCCAGATGCTGCTCCCGTTCGGCGAGGAAATGCTGGGTGTGGGGCTGCGCCTCGTGCTCCTCGAACGCGACACGATCGGCATACACCTCGTAAAACATCCTGACCAGGGGCTCACCTTCTGGTGTCCAGGTGTTGTAGATCCAGGTGCCAGGCTCGGCGCGGATACCGTGCATCAGCTGGTCCACCAACGCGTCGAACGCGGCGGCCGCTGCGGCATCGCGAAGGATGAAGCGGACGTTGAGGGCGTACTGCGCCCCGGTTAGTTCCTCAGCCGTCGGCTGGCTGGAGTCGGGGTCCAGGCCGAGGATCTCCCGCGCCGTGCTCAGCCCGATCCCCGCGTATGCGTGGCCGTCGGCTTCGATCGCCTCTGCCTGGTCGGCGACCTGATCGAACCAGTTGGCTTGGTCGATCATCTTGGGTTCGTCCTGGGCGGTGGCTTCGGCCCGGCAGACCTCAGCAGCAGCACGCAGGATCTGCACGCCAGTGGGGTTGGGGCCGAGGTCGGGTGCGGGTACAGGCGTGCTGCCCGAGGCCCCGGCAGCCCGGTCCTTTTCCTGCTCGGCGTCCACCATCGCGATCAGCTCGCGGCTTTGTTCCAGTGCCTCACGCTTCACACGCTCGAGGTCTTCCGTCATTCCAGGTCCCCTCCGGTTGGCCGGGCCCAGGGAATTCCCCGGGCCCGGTGGTTCTACTTGCTAATGGGCGTGCTGGCGGACGGTCAGGTCTGCGCCATGTCCACGAACCGGCTGTAATGGCCCTGGAACGCGGTCGTGACGATGGCGGTCGGCCCGTTGCGATGCTTGGCCACGATGAAGTCGGCCTCGCCGGCGCGCGGCGACTCCTTCTCGTAGGCGTCCTCACGGTGCAGCAGGATGATGATGTCTGCGTCCTGCTCCTGCGACCCGGATTCGCGGAGGTCCGACATCACCGGTTTCTTGTCGGTCCGTTGCTCCGGTCCGCGGTTGAGCTGGGCGAGGGCCACGATGGGGACGTTGAGTTCCTTGGCGAGCAGCTTGATGCTTCGGCTGACCTCGGAGACCTCCCGTTCCCGGCTGTCGGGGCGGCGGCCGCCCAGTTCGATCAGCTGCATGTAGTCCAGGACGATCAGGCTGAGGTCGGGGCGCTTGGTCTTGAGGCGCCGCAGCTTGGCCTGGATCTGCTGCCAGTTCGTCGGGCAATCGTCCACCAGCAGCGGGCCTTCCGTGATCCGAGGCAGGTGGCGGGCGATCTTCGCCCAGTCTTCGTCGGTGAGGCCACCTGATCGGATGTGGTGGAGCGCCACGCCCGCCTCGGCCGAGATGAGCCGCATGTTGATCTCTTTGACGAAGTCCATCTCCAGCGAGACGAACGCGGCGCTCTTGCCGTGCTTGTAGGCGCAGGCGCGGGCGAGGTCCAGGCCGAGAGTCGACTTGCCCATGGCGGGGCGTCCTGCCACGACGATGACCTGACCGGGCTGAAGCCCGGAGGTGAGGCTGTCGAGATCCGTGAAGCCCGTACCGATGCCGGTGAGGCCGCTGGAACCCTTCTGGGCCTGGTCGATGGCGTCGAGCGTCTCTTCCATGGTCTCCGCGACCGTGCGGAAGCCATGGGCGTCGGTACCTGCCTCGGCTACCGCCTCCAACTGGCCGCGGGCCGAGGCAAGGACGTCGTCGACGTCGCCCTCCGCGGAATAGCCCATCTGCGTAATGGCGGTGCCAGCCTCGACCAGGCGCCGCAGCACTGCGCGCTCGTGAACGATCTCGGCGTAGTACTCGGCGTTGGCGGCCGTCGGTACGGACTGAACGAGGGTGTGCAGGTACGAGGCACCGCCGACGCGACCGATCTCTCCGCGCTTGGTCAGCTCGGCTGCGACGGTGATCGGGTCGGCCGGCTCCCCCTTGGAGTACAGATCGATGATCGCCTGGAAGACGAGCTCATGGGCCGGGCGATAGAAGTCCTGCCCCTTGATCAGGGCGGAGACGTCGGGGATGACGTCCTTGGACAGCAGCATGCCGCCCAGCGCGGACTGCTCGGCGTTCAGGTCCTGCGGGGGGACGCGCTCGAAGCCACGGTCTTGGGCGTCGTCCCCTTCGACTGCCCACATTTCGTTGCGGTCCTTGGCGCGGGCGCTCTTCTGCTGCTCAGGCACTACAGTCATGTGTAGATCTCCTGTGGTGAGGTCTGGCGGCGCCCGGTCCTGGCGAGGATCTCCGGGCGCCGCGGCACGATCGGGGTCAGATGCCGGCCTTGCGGGCGATCATGGCCTTGAGGCTGCCCATGTCGCGCTGCACCGGTACGTAGCCCGGA